AAGCTGGTGGTGTATACTACATAGACACACGTAAAACACACAGAACACATAGTTGGAAGGACAACAGCATGCATTTAGTGATGAATATTCCTAAAACATGGGAGAATGTTGTTAAGTTAATGAGTGCGACACTCAATTACTAAGACTTTTGATATTAATTAGATAAATACTTGTATGAAAATATATGATATAATAACCGAAGATGCCGATGGCGGCGATACAATGTCTGGTAATTTTGCCAGCATATCGTTTCCTATGACACCCGGAACTAAGAAAAAAGATGCTAGAAAAGCAGTTGATCCAAAAGGATACTTAGGTGACGGTAAACATAAAAAGCAAAGTGTCGGTTACACTGAAACAGTGAAGGTAATAAAAAGATGAGAGAATCTCAGCTAGCAAAAGAAGAGATTTATTCTAAAAATCCAGAAGATCCAAATAACCCAGAAGTATTGGTACAAGGATATGGTAGAATGAATTTAAAGTCTTTAGAGCAAAAAGTAGAACGTATGTTCACTGAAATGGCAGAGATGGCTAAAATGGGAAATTGGGATAATGTAGAATATAATCTTAATAAAGGTTTAGTACAAGGATTTATTACAGCAATCACTAATACATATAAAGAATTAGAAACAATCAGAAAACGCGGCGGTAAGAACAGTCGTGGCATTGAAAAAAGGTAACGACTATGAATAATCAAAAAATTGAAAATACTTTCAGTCTTGCGATGGATCAGATTAATAAACTAGAAAAAGTTTTTAAAAAAGACAGCAGACTAGAACAAGCTATTGCAGAAATAGGTGGAGACATAGCTTGGCTTGATGATATTAGAGCCAATCTAAGTAATGTATACGAATCATTAGAAGAAGGAATCTACGGTGCAGTTGCACATTTAGATGTAGAAGAATCATTAAGTAAGAAGAAAAAAATTACACCAAAAACACCAGTAGGTATGGTAGCAGAAGGCGTGCTTGACGCAGATGACGATGACGGGTTTATGGCTCGTTCACAACTATATTTCTTAGCACGTGATGCTATTAAGTTACATGGAATAATTGACGATAGAGACGATTTAGAACCATGGGTACAAAGTAAAATAGCACAAGCAAGTAAAGATATTGATGCAGTGAGTCGTTACACTGAATACAATGCCATGAAAGCTGAAGTTGAACCAGAAGGAATACAACCACATATGCATTCACATGCAGAAGTTCCTCCACATATGGAAGAAGGGTATTCAATCTTACCTCCAATGGATACAGACAAATATCAAGAGCGTGATGGATTAGAAGGACCATTTCCTACAAAATCAGGAAAAGTAGTTTATTATGATCCAAAAGAAGGTAGCTATTACGATTCAGACCGTGATATGTTTTTAACATATGATGACTTCAGAGCATTAGACAAAGATGTTAATGAAGGACAAATGAAGAATATGTTACACGATAATGCAGAAGATATGGATAAAGAAGATTTTGTTAGAGAATACGCAGACCAATTAGGCGGCGGCGAAGCGGCAGCTGATTTTTGGGATAACGTAAATGGAGTTGAAGAAGATTCAAGTGTTGCTAAAGCATCAAGCAAAAGAAAAGAAGAACATGATGCGTTAGTAGTTACTCCGGCTGATAAAGAGTTAAATACTCCAGCTTGGCAAAGATATAAAGCAGGCGATCCAAGATACAAATATAAATCTCATGCAGATTCAGATATTACCGAAGGTATGGAATTTGATGAAAAGAGAACAGATGAGTTACAAGTTGTAGCAAAAGATCTTTTCAAAAATGCATTGAGCAAAGCAAAGAAGAAGGTGAAATAATATGTTTAGCAAAGAGCAATACTTAGATAATGAAGATAACAATTACCACACAGAAAACGGTATTGCATTAGCAAACGAATTCGGTACACCCGAAGAACAAAAATTAATGGCACAAATTCAAAAAGACCATTATGAACGTGGACATATTAACCCAGATGAAATAGAAGCACGTAATGCTATTGTTAAAAAGTATTACCCAATGTTAGAAGGCAAATATAAATCAGATGCACAGCGTAAAGCAGTACATGCATCAAAAGCAGAAAAAGCAAATGAAGGTACAGAAGGATGTGCGGACTGTGAATGGATTGCATCCGAAACAGATGGCGACATTACTACATGTGATGATTGTGCATCTGAAAAACGTCAAACCAACGAAGCAGGTGGGTATTATACACAACCTGTATATGATATGATTGAAAAGCATGGTTATGAAAAAGTAATGCATGAACTATTAACAAGTTTACATGCAGATGTAATTCAAGACTTTTTAAAACGTGCAGAATTAGATGAAGGTGCAGAATTAGATGAAGGTACTGAAATGGGTAACATCGGAGACGTTAGTGTAAAGCAATTCGCAAGTAAAGACGGAATAGCAATACAACTTACTGGCTCTGAAGGTTATGTTCAACTTTCTAGAGAAGAAGCAGCACAGTTAGCGGCACGTTTAGCAAAATGGGCAGGATCAAAAGACATGGCTATGCCAGGTGAATACGAAAGTGTACAATACGAATCAGGTTTGCGTAGTGCAGTTAGAGAAGCAGAAAAGCGTTGGAAACAAACTAGTATGTCTCCAGAAGAAGCTGAAAAGAAATACGGCAAAGAAAACGTAAAAGTTAAAAAAGGCGGACTACGTAATGGCGATGATATGGTACAAGTATTTGTTGAAAATAACAAACCAAATCAACCTAGCGAACCAAGTCGTCATCTAAAACGTAAGATGCCTAAATTTATGGATCCAACACCATCACCAAAATCACCATCACAACCGAGTGAACCAGACCCAGCACCACCACCTACAACATCACCAAAACCAATGATGGATCCACCAACATCAACACCACCAAGCAGACCAAAATCAAAAAAAACACCAAAAGCAATATATGCATCTAAGCATGCAGGAAAATTAAAAGAAAAGATTTTTAGAGCTGCGACAGAAAATGAAAAACAAATTAATGAATTAGATCTGTATGCACCAAACACAGACTACATTAGAGCCCCAAACGGTGAATACTTTAAAGTAGATTATCGTAATACTGGTACTGTTACCGGTGGTGGGCATAAAAGAGCTGATTTAACATCTTTTAAAAATGTAGTAAAAGCAGATCCAAAAGAAGTTGATGTATTAGGTTTAGATAGTAGATTAGATTATGCTGACACAGATGGAAGCGGAATTAAATCTAAGAAATCTAATGAGATACATGTAGGACATGAACACCAAGGCGGAAGCCCATTTAGTGATAAAGACATTAGTGTATATGATATGGATTCTGAAGATTACCATAACAATGTACCAGATGGAGCTAAAGCTGCCGTTATTAAATTCATGACTCAACAACAAGACGAATCCGCTAAGTCAGAAAGACGATTACGTATAACTGATTGGATTCAAAAACGCAAATAATAAAAGGAAATACTATGTTTAAATGGATAAAGAATATTTTTTCTTCTGAAAAGCCATTAGTACTAACTGATGAAGTTAAAGAAGTTAAAAAGAAAACAGAAACAAAACCACTAGTAGTAAAACCGTCTTTTAAAAACAAAAAAGAACTATCAAGCATGACTAAAGCTAAACTTGAAGAAGTTGGCAGAGTATATGGTATTGAGCTTGACAGAAGATTAACTAAAGATAAACTAGTTAATCAACTTTGGAAATCTATTAAATAGACGAAAGAAATTAGTGAATGACTAAAAAACTTATCGAAACATTTCTAGAAGCAAACACACAACATCAGTTGAAGATGGCGAAACTGTAAACCAATGGAATTCACAAGGAAGATAGCAGAACATACAAACGGCTCTTGCCAAAACTGCGGTCATCCAACACATTGTGGAACTTCACGTTGGGAACAGGTTAAAGACTATGCTTGTGATGGCGGCGAATTACGTATGATAAAAGTATGTGATAGTTGCAGGTGTAGTAATTGCACTGGAATAAAAAATGAGCGAACCAAAAAACGCAGATAGTTGGCAGGCATATCCTGCCTTAAGGTGGGTCTACAATAAACTAGAATTAAGTCAAAAGCTAGGTTATAGTTGTGGGCCTGACACTGTTCCTGTACCAAGTACAGGAATGTATGTTGAAAGACCTATTATGAATTTAAGTAATATGGGAGTTTCAGCAAAAATAGTAGAACTTGAAAAAGGTCAGACTATTAATACACCAGGACATTTTTGGTGTGAATATTTTGAAGGCGATTTAGTTAGTGTGGACTATACATTCCGTAAAGGAGAAATATATCCACAGCAAGCAATGAGAGGCATACATCATTCGAGAAGTCTTTCAGCGTTTAACAAATGGGAAAAGGTAGAACCCTTTCCTGACTATGATTTACCAAGTTGGGTTGATGGACTAAGTTCAGCTAAACACATTAACATTGATTTTAAAGGTGGTAAAATTATAGAAGTTCATTTAAGGCATAATATAGGTTATCCTAAATGGGCAGTAGAAGTAATACCTATATGGGCACACGAAGATCAACAAATGTTCATGGAATATGAGCATATGGGCTACATTTTTAAGAAATGCGAAGATGACGCTAACGGAAATTTAGATAGCGGACAAATTGGGTTTTATTATAAATAGTAGTATATAAAAGAGGAATTTATTATGAGACTTAGAAACTTATTTGAATATGATGATTTAGATAAAGAAAAAGAAATTATTGTATCTAGAATATCCGGCCTTAGAGCAGATAATGACGAGGACGCTAAATTATTAGATAGAATTTATAAACTATTAAATAGTGGTCAAATTGGAGATAATATTCAAGCAGGTTTTGCAGCACCATTAGCAGATGAACCATTAAGTGATAAAGAAAAAACTTTAGTTATGCAAGACTTAACTAAAATTATTGCATCAGCTGATAGTGATTTTAAATCAATGAATGAGATGATTTCTCAATTAGAAAAAGGTGGAGTAGTTGATGTATCAAAACTTAATTCACCATTAGTTTCGTTCTCAGCAATATTCACACACCCAGCCGCTATTAAAGTTTTTCATGAACTTAAAAATTATGGAACAGGTAAGAAGCAAAAAGGACCAGGTGAATATGCACTTGCATGTCTAAGTAACAAAATTAGATTAGCGTCAGGTGAAGGTGATTTAGAAATAGAAGGTATTGGTAAAGTTGAATTAAAATCAGCAGTATCTAGCACTGGTGGACGTATTGGTTACGGTGGCGGATCACAAAAAGCTAAACGTACAGTAATTGACAAATACGCAGATAGAATTCCAACAGTTATAGCATCAATTGGTGGTAAAGGTGGTAGTTTAGGATTAGGTAAATTTATTCCAGCTCTAGCACAAGACTTACCATTAAATCAACCAGACAGTGTAAAACTTAGAACAGCAATTATGACAGAACTACTAAAGATGGACTTAGAAGGTTTTGCAGATCCAATTATACAAGCATTTGCTAAAACAGATAATCCAATTGAAATTGAAGATGCTTATTTAAAAGCAAACTTCTTATGGTACAAAAATAGAGACGATTTTGATGCATTACTATTATGTAGTTTTCCAAATCAAAAATTTGCAATGATTAAAAACGAAAATGATTTAATTGCATTTAGAAGAGGCGGACACGCAGCATCAACTAGTATCAGTGTTATTCCAACACAAGCTGGTGCAGGTAGAGAACAATGGGCACAGTTAACACTTAATAAGGCTAACGCATAATGTGGGATATAATTGTACAAATGGTTACAGACAGGTTGTGGATTTACACAGCTATAGTTGGTAGCATATTTGGTGCATTATTTGTATACTGGATTAAAGATACATACATAGCTTTTTGGGCAATTAACAAATGGGAAGCAACATTAGACTTCCTAATCAACCGATGGGGTTGGACATGGTTCAAACATAATCCAGATGCATGGAAAGCAGCCAATCCAAAACTTACAAAAAAGATTGAAGATTTAGAAAAACGTATTAAGTTCCTTGAAGGCAAACGTTAAAAGAAGATAAACAATATGATATACCTTGTCTGTACTCGTAGTGCAATTTGTGCGAGTGCCTTAACTTACATAATTAATCAAAGCCCAGCATGTTATAATGTAGTTCATAATAATGTGTACCATACTGAAAAAGGTACAAATTTTAATGATGCATTAACAATAAATGACTGGTGGAACATTCCCGATACATATGTAGAAACATATACTCCTGACATTAGAAATAATGAACAAATGGATGTAAGTTCATTAAGTACATTATGTAGAGTATGGGAGTCTTTAGGAACAGGAAAAAGTGTAGCACTATTTACACATGCTAAAAATACAAAAGAGATTATAGAATATAAAAATAAACATAATCTTCCTATAACTGTAATAACAACAACAATGGGTACTAATAGTTACTTGTATTTAGACTTATTTTTAAAACGTGAATACAGTGATGAAATGAATGCATTTACTAGTATTGACAGTACTTGGAAATATCTTTATAATCAATATATCAACCAAGATGAAATGTGGGCAGAACATGCTGATGTAGTATTAGAGATGCATGATTGGCTAGGTGATCCAGCAGATACATTTAATGCTTTAAAAATATTTCATAATAAAAATTTAAAACAATGGGTAAAAGAATACTTGCAACGTAATAGTTATAAAGAGTGGAATATTAAAGTAAACGATGTTAACAATAAACTAAAAGCAATAAGTTACTTATTTCAATACAATCAACATCAAATGCCTACATTACAAAGCAAAAAGTTACTAGCACTAGCAGGATTAGATGCAGTAAGACATCATGCTTCTAATATAGATGTGATAGTTGAACGAGCCTCAAATACACTCAGATATCAATTGACAACTCCAACATAAGAGTGTATTATATATACAATTACAAAAATAGGAGATAATCTATGAGCATTACATTTGGAACGGAAGACGTTGCTAAACTAAAAAACCTTATGCAAGAAGGCGTACAAGTTATGACTGAAGTAGAAACACTTAACGAAGGTCTAAAAGATACGGTTAAGCATATTGCAGAAGAAATGGGCATTAAGCCAGCAGTACTAAACAAGGCAATTAAAATTGCACACAAGGCAGAGTTTCATAAACATAGAGATGATTTTGATACTCTCGAAACAATACTTGAGAGCGTTGGCAGAGCTGATTAGTGTTAGAAACAATTTATCAATTCTGGGGTATTAAACCAGAGCACATCTTCGCTGATGTGTTTACAGGATATGAAGACCTGTACCCAGAATTTGATAAACATACGAAAGAGACATATGAAGCAAATCCTGAAAGAACTATCGATACTGTTTTTAATCTCTACCGTAATCGTGGTATCGTCCCTATTATATATTACACCGAAAAAGGTCTCAGAGAAGAAATCAGAGGGTTTCGTTCCAAGTCATATAACGGTGTGCAGGCTGAACGAATTGGACTCGGAAACAACGCAGGCCAAACTATTAACAGATTCATCTTTACCAATATGCAAACAGCCGAACCAAAAGGTAGAGGATCAAATTCATTAAAGGATAGATTTTACGATGATGCTAAATTACGCAGGGCTATCAGAATATGCTTTGAGTTTAGGGATGGGAATCGCCTTGTATATCCTACTGCATTACGCCGTTCATTGGAACTTGTTACGGGAGAAAACGTGCAGAACTTTAAACCTCAACACGCCCGAGCGTTGGCAGAACGCTTATGTCCGGTTTTGTGGGGCCGCATTTATGATTACTCTTGTGGTTATGGCGGTCGTCTCTTGGGTATTAGTAGTAGTAATTTAAACTATAAATACATAGGTACGGATCCTAATACTGAAACAATCAAGTATTTAAATTATTTAAATGAACTATTAGGTGCTGACGGAGAATTTATATGTTCTGGTTCTGAAGATTATCAGTGTGAAGATATTGATTTAGCGTTTAGTAGCCCACCGTACTTTAACTTGGAGAAGTACAGTGACGAAGAAACACAATGCATGGTTAAGTACACAACACTTGATGAATGGTTTGAAGGGTATGTGGAACCTACTATGCAGAATATCAGAAGAGGATTACGATCAGATGGTACGTTTGCATCGAACATCGCAGACTACAAATCGTACGGAAACAAGGAATACCATATTGTGGAAAGATGGATTGAAACAGCTGAAAAAGTTGGGTTCAAGCATACGGGCACAATTAAAATGATGTTGAATACTAGACCAGGTGTAGGTAACGATAAACTAGCTGGTAGGGAAAAATTCGAAGGAGTATACGTTTTTGAAAAAAGATAATAAGCCAAGAAATAGAATGATAATGCCTTATGAGAATGTACCAGATGATTCTTTGGTTCATTGGAAAGCTGACCTTAATAATACTTATTGTGTTGCTCCTCATAACGAAGTACATGTTGATAACTTTGGTGATTACGGATTCTGTTGTCAATATAGAAAAGGTTTATTTGGAAATATAAAAGATATTAACGCAAGAGATTTCTTTTTTAATTCACAGTCAGCAGAAGTAAGGGCTAATACAAAAGAAAACGTATGGCCTGACGGATGTGGACGTTGTCAAAAATCAGAAAACAAATCAGGATGGAGTCATAGATTTGGCTCACAACATGAATGGAATGACCCTAGAAAGCCAAGACATTACGAAGGTATTAATAAATTTTCAATAGATTTTAGTAATGCATGTAATCTTAGATGTACTATGTGTAGTCCAAAACGTAGCACAGGTTGGTACAAAGATGTTAACTATTTGTTAAAAAATATGGATAGTATACAAGAAGTTGATAGAGCAGTAGCAGGAACAAGAATGGAACAAAAACAATACGTAGTTCCAGCTCGTGTTGTTGACGAGAATCTAGAAACATTTCTTGAATGTAAACTAATTGAATGTAGTGGTGGTGAACCGTTTTTTCAACCAGAGTTTTGGCATATGGTAGATAAGTTAGTTGAACATGGTTACGAAGGTGATTTAAAAATTGTAACAAACTTAACTTTGCTTGATGAAGAAAAAACTGAAAAATTAAAAAAACTTAATACTAGACTTGTAGTAAGTTTAGATGCTATTGGTGATGTATATGAATATATAAGACCAGCAGTTGGAACTATTGGAAAATACAAAGGTGAAATGATTCAACAAAGAATACTTGACTGTAGTAAAATATTCCATATGGGTCTTTCTTACACTCCACAGTTACTTAATATGTATAATATCAAACCTTATATTGAATGGTTATGGGAACACGAACATCATGGGAAAAGTAAGTTAAATGATCTTACTGGTTTTAATGCCGCTCTTGTTGCTCCAATTTATCTTTGTTTACAAGTACACCCAGATATAGAATATAGATTATGGCTAGCAAGTTGGATTGAAGAACAATGTTTCACTAGATGGGATGATGCAAAAGACCATGTTCTGAGAGGAGTAGTACATTTACTTAAAAAACCTTACACAGAAGAAGATAAAGACAATTGGAAATTCTTCTGTAAGACAACAGAATTACTTGACAAACACAGAAAAACAAGTATACTTAAATACATACCACAATTAGAAAAATATTGGATTAGCCCTGAATGAGTTACGTAGACGCATTTCACGACAGAGATAGAGACATTGTACACGTTGTAGAACGTATAAACGGAAAGCGAGAATATAAAGAAATTCCCGCCAAGTATACATTCTATTATAAAGATCAACGTGGGAAATACACAAGTATCTTTGGTGAAAAACTAGAACGTGTTGTTTGCAACACAAGTAAAAAATTTAACACAGAAAAAAAGATTAACGGACATAAAGGTCTATATGAAAGTGATGTTAATGTTATATTTAAAACATTCGCTGAAAATTATGATCCTAGTGCAACGCCAGATCTAAATATTTGTTTCTTTGATATTGAGACAGACTTTAACAAAGAAGCAGGATTTGCACCACCAGAAGATCCGTTTAATGCAGTAACAGCAATTAGTTTACACAATACTTGGATGAATGCAACAATTTGTCTTGCTATTGGTCCTAAAACTATGACGTTTGATCAAGCAGAAGAAGTTACTAACAAGTTTGAAAATACTATGCTATTTAAAACTGAACGTGAAATGCTTGAAGCATTTTTAGATCTTATTGACGATGCAGATATTTTAAGTGGATGGAACAGTGAGGGATTTGATATTCCTTATCTAGTTAATCGTGTAGCACGTGTATTAAGTAAAAGCCATACAAGGCGTTTTTGTCTATGGGATAAACTTCCTAAACAACGTGAGTTTGAACGTTTTGGTGCAACACAGGAAACATATGATACTATTGGGCGTGTACACATGGATTACATGCAGTTGTATCGTAAGTATACATATCATGAGATGCACAGTTATAGTTTGGATGCTATTGGTGAATATGAACTAGGTGACCGTAAAGTAGATTATGAAGGTACATTGGATCAATTGTATAACAATGACTTTGAAAAGTTTATTGCATATTCTAGGCAAGACGTTGACTTGCTTGTAAAGCTAGATAAGAAGCTACAGTTTATTGACTTAGCAAACGTACTAGCACATTCTAATACTGTACTACTACAAACAACAATGGGTGCGGTTGCACAAACAGACCAAGCTATTATTAATGAAGCACATTCACAAGGACTTATTGTTCCTGATAAACGTTATGACAAAGACACTACACAGGCGGCAGGTGCTTATGTTGCTACACCTAAAAAAGGTTTGCATAAGTGGGTCGGCAGTATTGACTTAAACAGTCTATACCCTAGTATTATTCGCAGTTGTAATATGAGTACAGAAACCATTATTGGGCAAGTGCGACACACATATACAAAAGAAATGATTGAGAATGCAAAGACAGTTGCTGAAGCATGGGAAGGTCGTTTTGCAACACATGAATATGAACTTGTTATTAACAAAGACATTGAAGAAATATTACATTTAGATTTTGAAGATGGAACTAGTTTTGAAGCCACTGGCGCAGAGATATATGAAATTGTGTTTAACAGTGGACAACCTTGGATTATTAGTGCAAATGGCACAATCTTCACATACGAGAAAAAAGGTATTATTCCTGGCTTGCTAGAACGTTGGTATGCTGAACGTAAAGAGCTACAAGCCAAAGCACGTGATGCACGTGAAGAAGGTGGCGACAAGTTTGCATATTGGGATAAGCGACAGTTGGTTAAAAAGATTAACTTGAACAGTTTATATGGTGCGTTACTTAATCCTGGTAGTAGATTTTTTGATAGTAGGCTAGGACAAAGTACAACACTAACAGGTCGTTGTATTGCAAAACATATGGCCGCAGAACTTAATAAAATTATTGCAGGCGAATATGATCATCAAGGCAAAGCAATTGTTTACGGTGATACAGATTCTACTTACTTTAGTTCATATCCCATACTAAAAGACCAGATTAAAAATAATGAAATTAATTGGGATAAGGATAACATCATTGATTACTATGATGCAATTTGCGAAGAAGTAAACAAAACATTTCCTGGTTTTATGAGCAGAACATTTCATACTACATTAGATTTAGGTAGTATTATTGCCGCAGGTAGAGAAATGGTTGGAAGCAGTGGATTGTTTATTACAAAGAAACGTTATGCAATGCTAGTGTTTGATAATGAAGGTAAACGTGAAGATGTTGACGGTAAAGCTGGTTACATTAAAGCTATGGGACTAGACTTAAAACGTAGTGATACACCAGCATGGATGCAAGACTTTTTAAAAGATGTATTGCTTGAAGTACTAACAGATGCTGAAGAACAAGATATACTTGAGAAGATTATTGAGTTTCGTAAAGAGTATCGTGAAAAGCCAAGTTGGCAAAAAGGTAGTCCTAAACGTGTTAATAATTTAACAGCATATCGTGGTAAAATGGCAAAGTATGATAAAGATCGTAAAAGAGCACATGACAATGGTAAAAGTGTTAAAGATGTTAAAAAGCCAGCAATGCCTGGACATGTAACAGCCGCATTGAATTGGAATAAGCTAAGACAAATTAACAGTGACAATTATGCAGTAGAAATTACAGATGGCATGAAAACTATTGTTTGTAGATTAAAAGATAATCCAATGGGCTTTACAAGTGTAGGATATCCTACAGATGAAACAAGGCTTCCTGAATGGTTTAAAGATCTTCCGTTTGATGATGATCACATGGAAGAAGTAGTAGTTACTAAGAAGCTAGAAAACTTACTTGGTGTGTTAGATTGGGGTTTAGACAAAGCCGCGGCTAAAACTACGTTTACTAACTTGTTTGAATGGTAAAAGCCTAGTATTTACTGGGTTTTTAGACCATAGACATCTTGTCTATTTTATAGTATAATATAACTATATGTTCATAAAAGTTAAATACTTAGTGATTAAAGTATTATTAGCAATAGCATTATTGTTTACACAAACAGTAAATGCGGCAGAAATAACTAATAAAGACTTTGCGTATAAGATTAAACATTGTGTTGAATCAATATATGCCAATAAATCAACATATCCAAAATCAAAACAAATTCCACTAGAACTAATAATAGCACAAGCCGCACATGAAAGTGCGTGGGGTAAAAGTAGATTTGCTTTAGAAGGCAATGCATTGTTTGGCGTTAGAACTTGGAATCCAAACGAACCTCAACTAAAAGCAAAAGGTGCACCAGATGCACCGTGGGGTGTTAGAAGTTATAATAACTGGTGTGAAAGTATAGAACATTATTTCTTTATATTAGAAAATCACCCAGCATATCAAGAATTCAGAGATGAATTAGAATTTCAAAATACAATATCAAAACAATCAGATCCAATTAATCTTGTACCATACTTAGCATCTTGGAGCGAGCAAGGACCTAAATACGTTAGACTATTACAAGATATAATAGCATGTTTATATAAAAAATCATTTTACAAAAATCTATAATTAAAAGGTTGACAGGTAAGACTTCTTAGTGTTACACTAAAAGGGTAGGCTAAATAATTAGAGGAGATATTAAATGGCTACTACCGACAATGCAATTCAATACGACATTCTGTTTGTAAAAGAATTGCTTCCATATATGAATTTAAAAAAAGCACAAGAGAAACATCTGATTGAATTTACAAAAATGGGTATTATGCAACGTGAAACTATTGCAGAAATAGCTATGGCAACAATAGGAAACTTTAAAGGAGATAGTACTCATGGGCGTGACTTTTGCGATGGGTCTGATGCTAAAACTGTAACCAGTAGTGCTCGAAATAATAACAAAGCAAAAGGTCAATGGATGAACAGTTTTGAAGTTCGAAATGTTAATACAAAAACTGGAGACCTTAGAGTAATTGCATATAATAAATTACTTAAAAAGTTTCATTACTTTTATATACCAAATTGGGCATTCAATCATTTACGTTCAGCAATTTCAATTGTTATTGAACAAAAAACTTGTCATATTGGCGAACCTAATTTTACAGGTATTCCAAACAAAACTCTTAAATGGTGGGAATTTGAATGTGATAGTTTTGAAGAGATGTGTTTAATGGAATCATCAAATTTAGATTCATGGGATATACAATGCAACAACTAGGACATGATATAGACGTATTAGTTGAGAAAATAGTTACACCATGTCAACGGCATGGTGGGCCATACGACAGAGGAAGTGCTGACAGTTATTATCGGCGTGGGAAACGTCCTCATTATTATACTGAGGATACTCATAACTCAGATAAAGTTGAAGAAGCTAATATGACAGCACAAGAAATTTATGAATATTTACAAGGTTACGACGATAACGAGGACGATGGTAACTTCAAAGACTGGGGTTAATAAATAATTTTGTTAGTAATTAAACTAACATTGTGAGCGACAGGGTAAAGCTGTCAAGCAATAAAGGAGAAAATTATGGACGCACTCACACTATGGATGGCAATAGGATTTCTATTTGCCGGCTATTCAGTAATTGCAAATGATTCAGTACAAACTCTTGGTACTTGGATTGCATCAAACAACGAAAAATTCAATTGGAAAGTAATGTGGGGAGCGGCGTCAGCAGTTCTCCTTTATACATTATGGTATGGTTGGTACACTAATGGCGGAGATATTAGTTACGGACGATTAAACAAAATTCCATTTCAAGAGATACAATGGTACCATGCTATGGCGCCAGGATTACTATTAATACTTACACGTATAGGAGTACCAGTTAGTACTAGTTTTCTAGTATTAAGTGCTTTTGCAAGTACCTTTGTACTAGAGAAGATGCTTATGAAAAGCATGATGGGTTATGCAGTTGCGGCAGTTGCGGCATACGTTATTTGGATAGGAGTTACTAAACTACTAGACGAAGCAAAGCCTGTTAAAGAAGAACATAAAAAAGCATGGCGAATAGCACAATGGGTAACAACAGGCTTCCTGTGGTTTACTTGGCTAAGTCATGACATGGCTAACATTGCAGTATTCCTTCCAAGACAAGTTCCATGGGATCTAATGATTCTAGTGAGCATTGTCTTTGTTGTAGGACTTGCATTTATGTTCCGTGAAGGTGGAGGTAAAATACAAAATATAGTAATTGAAAAACATAACACTCGTTATGTAAGAAGTGCCACAATTATTGATGGTGTATATTGGTTAATCTTGTTCTTCTTTAAAGAACTAAATGATATTCCAATGTCAACAACATGGGTATTTGTAGGACTACTATGTGGACGTGAACTTGCTATGGCAACTATAACAGGCAAGGAAAAGTTTAAAAGTGTATTCCCATTGGTAACAAAAGACTTCTTTAAAATGATGATTGGACTAGGTGCATCTGTGGGTGTAGTTTTATCAATTCATTACATTATTGTTCCAAACGGACTATAAAAAAATTAAATTAATTTAAAAACCCTTGTTTTATAAGGGTTTTTTTATGACTTTTTTTGTTTTATCTGGTTGACAAGCAAGATATCTTACTGTATACTGTATATATAAAGTTAGAAATTAGGAGATATAATATGTGGGTATGTAAAAATTTAGAACCAGCAGTAGATGCACTTAATGAGTTAATTCCATTAGATGGTCCTTGTGTTAATCCTGTTAAGAATCGTAAACTAGATCAGTTTCGTAAAGCACAAAACGTTGTACATGATATCTTTAATAATGGTTTAGGAAACAAAGGTAAAAGTTTAAAATGCATGGGTTTACAAAAACATGATTTAATGTTACCTTTTAGTCAAGGTGATTATCACCACCCAGGTGATTTTGATCAAATTGAACGTGTAATTGCTCCTATTATGGAACAGAAGATTTATGATGCATGTGCAGAACAAAACATAACTTTAACAGTAAAGGAGACTGTATAATGAAATACTTAATTGAAACTCAAGTTAGAGAAAACTATGCCGCACACGATGATGATTATAAGCATGGTGTAGATAGCCCATATTGGAAAAACAAAAGTGGTTCAAGATATATTGTAGAAGCACCCGGTGAGCATATTGATGTTGCATACGAAGTTGCTGATCTTATTACTGTTACAAATGAAATGTTTGAAGAAACAATATTTGATGTTACCGCAGTTGAAGATGATTATGAATCAGAGTATGTTAAGGATCAAAAAAGATATGATCCTGAAGGACAAGATACATTGTATTTAGATAATGTTATTCGTAAAGGTAAATCAGGAGACTGGTATATGAAACGAGGCTACATTGTTGGTGGGTTTCAAAAAGGAACTAAATATGAACACCTAGTTGGTAAGTTTGTTGGTAATATTGATAATCTTACTAAAGGTAAATGTGTAATGAAAGTTACAGATAACAAAAAGGAATACATCTAATGTGGTTTCTGGTGTTGGTAATGCTTACAGCCCAAGGCAGTTATAAAGTAATCGAAATAGGTCAATTTGCTGATGAAAAATCATGTCAAGTTGCAAGTTTAGTTGTCTCTAGTGAAAAGTCCAATACTTCCAACGTATTTGTATGCCTAGAAAAACCAGAAATAGAAGAATAAAGGTTGACAACACCAAGATATCTTGCTATAATATGTGTATAAATTAACAAAGAAAGAGGCAGAAATATGAGAGTACTAGCTAACATTATCGGAACTTTTATGAACGTAGCAGTTGTTATGTCAATAGGCTTTTTTGCAACTGGTATATGGCCAGCTAAAGCTGATACAACAGGTGTACTTCCAGAATACGAAGTACTTGACTCGGATGCATACTTAATGGATACTTTCCTTGAAGGTCCATATGACAAATACGATTTACAATGTCTAGTTGAAAATATGTATTTTGAAGCACGTAACGATGGTTATGCAGGAATGTATGCAACTACAATGGTTGTTATGAATCGTGTTTCAGATCCACGTTATCCAGATACAGTTTGTGGTGTAGTACATCAAGGACCTGTTAAAGAAAGTTGGAAAACTAAGCAGACTCCAGATGAAAATGATGCAGTATATTTTCCTATCAAAAACAAATGTCAATTCAGTTGGTACTGTGATGGTAAAGCTGATATAATGTACAACGAAGAAGCAGTTTATCTTGCTACAGATATTGCTAAGTTAGTACTTGACATAAGTACTGGTGTATATGGTGACCAAACATTTACAGTAGACATTACTGAAGGTGCAACACATTATCATGCAGATTATGTAAAACCAAATTGGATTAATGATAGAGGTATGGCAAGGATTACACAAGTAGGTACTCATATATTCTATCGTTGGGGACAATAATTGAAAAGACTTCCAGAACAGTTTCAAGAATCTCGATATCTTACAGACAAATGGTTTAGTGTTTTTACACTAGGCCATGATAATCCTGGTAAAAGAAATTGGTTAGATGACGGAGAAAAAGAACAAGGAATAGCCAATGGCTATACTGAAGATAGTGTTGAATATTATATTAATGATTGGCGTTATAGAGGTGAAATAGTTCCTGATGAAAACGTTGATGCGGCATTTGGTTGTAGTTATACATTTGGTTATGGAGTAAACACTTGCTGGCCTCAGTTAATAGACGTAACAAATCTTGGACAGAATGGTGCTAGTAATGATAAAATAGCAAGGCTAGCTATTTCTTATTGTAAAACATTTAATCCAAAACATATATATGTGATGTGGACTTTTAAAGAAAGACGAGAACATATAGAAGATGACGGCGGTCTTCATAAGTTTAAAAATTTATCAAAACAAGCAATTAGACAAGAATTAAAATCACCAACGTGGATAAGTTCGTATGCAACATTAATGAATGATAAAGCAGACGAATATAATTATCAAAAGAACAAACAGTTAGTAGAATATTTTTGTAAAGCTAATAATATAGAATTACATCAATGTACAATAAACACATTATCAAAAGAAGAATTCTCTAAAGCTAGAGATGATGATCATCCTGGTGAAGAATGGCATACCAATATGGCTGGTATACTATGCCAGTAGACCCACGATATTACCCAGGTTTAAAAGATCTTGCACAAGACTATATGTTACAACATTGGATAAACGATCACGAGCGTAAGGGCGGTTATCTTGCGTCTAGTTACGTCAATTGGGATATACTACATAACCCTATGTACGAAATTGTTAGGATGTTAGAATATTTTAGAAGTTTACCATTTGAACAAATCTTAGAATTCCACGAATCCGAAGTAACAAATAATGATATGCAAGATAGAGATGTTATGGAAGATGTTAGTAAAATATTTTATCTTACTGAATGTATACAATACGAAGAATTAAGATTCTATCCACAAATTATACACGAACCTTGGTTTAATAGATATAGAGTACATCCAGGTAGTGGAAGACTTATTGCATTATGGTTATGTGGATTTGAAAGTATTAAATGTATATATACTCATTTCGATGAACCTGCATTTATTCCACCAGGTGAATGTTTTAAAATAACAACCAAGTACGAAGCATATAAAGAGTTTCAAATGTGGAGTACAGGTGTTCCAATTAAACTAGGAATAGAAACATATTCAGCGTTTCCAAAAACTGAAAATGATTGTATAAGAACACATCATTACGATCACGAATGGCAATGGAAACATATCAATACAGATACTGATTGGAAATTTATGAGATTCAGTGAAGGTGATGAATTTTTAGACCACAAGTCTTCTTGGAGAAGTTATGTTATTGATGCTTGGGAAGATTTAAGAAATGATCATATCCAAATTGGATCGTGTCAATTTAACTTTGAAAAAGATAAAGTTGTTGATGTTATTAGAAATTTAGGTAGCCGATCAACACGTCATGTTTTAACTGCATAAGCGGATCTTTAGCACCCCAATTATATCCTTCTAAATGTTTAATATATCTATCTAGTCCAGTTTCTGGTTCTGGATCTAATAAAAATTCTTTAAAGAAATGACCAGGACTTGCAACATGAACATCCATGTGATGATCATGAAATGCTTTATGTGCTAATCTTGATTCTAGTTTAATTTGTTCTATTGCATTTTCTTGTGTTTTGTAAAACTCTTTATAATGTGGATATGGAGTATCAATTCCACCTACACTAGTCCAACCTTGTACACACATTTCAGGAGGCCTGGATACAGTAACAAACTTTGCTTCTGGAAAGTTTTCAATCATCCAATCCCAATTATAAATGAATTGATGACAACGTACAATGTAAGTTTTTTCTTCATCCCATTCTGCCCATGCTTGTTTAATTTCATCAAAAACTTCTTGTCTTGTAAGTGTATTAATTTTATGAAATTGCTTTCCAAGTTCATTTCCTGGTCCAAAGTAAACACCCGTGTGTCTTACTCCACCATAGATGGCATCGTGTACCATTAATCTTTCTTCTGTTCTATCTGTAATACTTACATTAAGAAATGGTGATTCACTTAACACCCAACTAACCGCACTCCATTTACTACCAGGTGCACCAGTTATAAAAATTACGTTACTGAAGTCTATCATCTAAATACCTTTTTATTTCTTTATAATTAAACTTTGTTGTAGTGTTAAACACTCTAGGATCGTCTATTGCTTTCCTAAAAATACTATTTGAAAACATCTTAGCATATATTTCTTTTTTAAGTTTTTCTTCTAATGCTTCTGAATAGAATTTTTTCTTACGTTCAAATGCCCATATGTCTGCTACAGTTAAATCATTCTTTCTTGAATGTAATATTTTTAAAAATTGTAAATATTCATTATCTTCTGGCACTACACCATAATGCTTTACATACCCAGGAAACTTTGCAGTAGTCTGCATGTAACGATCTGTTATAGTTTTTGGATCATGTATAATATTAAAAACAATACTGTTAGGAAAGTATTCTAATATCTTATTAGGCATACTATGTGTACAATATAACACACGCTTACCATCATTGATAATATCTTCTCCACCATTCTCTTTAAATAATTGATCAAACAATTTATAATATTGTTTCTCATTAGGAAGATACTTTTCTACATAATCATGTGTTGGCGGCAATTTACCTTTTGGTGTTATACGATCAAAATGGTATCTACTTGTTTTACGTTGTCCACTATAATCATTTACTTTGCCAACATTCCATGGATTAATTCCATTTTCTTCACAGCTATACCAATGCATACATGGCATGGTAGCTAATACTCTTGCTAGTCTATGTCCACTTGCTCCTGGTTCAAAGCTAACAAATACATGTTTGTTTTCTAGCTTACGCATTTTTTCTCCCTAGGTACCAGTAAATATCATCCTTGTATTCTACTAAGTCGCCTGTTGCAAACCAATCATCATATACACAAATATATCCTTTGACATATAACTCTCCATCTACAATTTTAGTTTCACAATAGGTTGTATCTCCCATAATACTTTCTGTATGATCTACAACATCACCTTTGTTAAATGTTTTGTTAATAGCAACTGGTCCTACTTCACTCATGCCCCAATTGGCAATAAACGTAGCACCTTGTGCTATAAATGCTTTAATAATACTACTATGCACTCTATCACTTCCACACATAATTGTTATGCCAGTTAAATCAAGTTTACTAAATGTTTTAGTAGCCATAACAGCTCTAGCCATATTAGGTGTTAGGTGCGAATGTGTATAGTCCATAATTTTTTTAACCCAAGTAAATGCATTAAATGGTTCTATATATACGTCTGCATCAACTGCTATAGCTGGTATTGTTTGTGCAAATAATCCACCTGCGTGATCTAATGTACATACTGTATATACTTTACTAAACTTATTTAACTTCTGACATTTTACTGCGGCTCTATTTGCAAAGTATATCTTTTCAGCACTTTGCCAAATTGGTTTACTTGGACCAGTAGTTCCGCTAGTATTAATTGTTGTGCCATCATTTATTATTTTTATTAAGTTCATCTTTTAATTTCTTCCAGTCTGGATGTTGAGGCAAAAACTTGTGTAATCCTATTGCTTGATTAATTACCATTTCTAATAATTTAAAATTAAATAATGGAGGAAATATTGCATGTATGATACTAGCAATACACATAAACAACTGTTTACCTGCTTCTCTAAAACCTATGTACATGTGCTTAAAGTAAAGCACAATAGCATTATCACGTTTTGTTCCATTTAGATATTCTGCTACTCTTAAATGTTTCCAATCAAACCAATGTTTCATAATATTTTTCTAAGTTTAATTTCCATACTGATTGTTTTGTTCCGTATATTTCTTCTTCAGTATAAAAACTTACTATTCCTTGTTTAGCTAACAGATGAAATAATCTATCTGTTCTATTCATTTTTCCACTTGCATCATTCTCAACATTTGTTGTAATATATGCAGGCTGTTCTTCTGAACTTTGAGCCCATTTTATTTGCTCAGGTAATATCCATTTCCATGGAATACTAGTCATATGATTTTTACTTAATCCAGTCTGTGCAGGCATTGTTTGTACTCCCCTGAACAACATTCTATGACCATCATGAAACTTATGACAACCCGCCATTGATACAATTACATCATTGTGATAAGCCGCCCACCATTCGCCGTTGTGCTTCTTACACCAATCATATTTCATTGCATCTAAATTAGCATTGTTCATATAGCCCATATCTTCGCATATATAACCGAAGAATTCTATGTCTCTTTTACCTGGATCTTGTTTTACTAGCATGTTACTATTATATACATACTTATTTATCTGTCAAGATCTGATTGACATAATGTCATAAATAATGTAATATAATAGAAATACATCAGAAGATGTGAGGAGAAAACAAATGGCTTTTAGAAAAACTGCAGATCTAGTCACTAACAATTCAAATACTTATGCAAACATTGAAGAATGGATTGCAGAACATGGTAGATGCGGATTGTATAATGATCAGTATATTACTGCTGGAACTATGGACGTGAATGAAGCTGGTAACGGTGTACGTATTGTTTTAACTTATATTGACGAAGCTAACGCTACTGCTCACAGAGAAGCGTTTGCATCAGAAATAGAAGATAGAAACTATACTTCAACTGTTATTTCAGAAGAAACTATCTAACAACTAATTTATAAAGGTAAAGCATGAAGAAGATATCAACAACACATAAACTTCTTTCAATACATGCAATCTGCCACTTAATGCTCATACCAGCATTTATATATGGTGAACTTTGGATGCTAATCTTAAGTTTCATTTGGTGGCAATTTATTGCCGCTTCAGCAATCAGTGCAGGGTATCATAGATACTTTAGTCATGGATCGTTTGAAGCACCAAATTGGTATAGATATTATGTACAGGTACTAGGAATGTTCGCAAATCCTGGTCCTGTATTAACATGGGCTAGCACACATAGAATGCACCATGCTTATACTGACACTAACAAAGACCCACATAGTCCAACACTTAAAGGTTTCTTTAAGGTATATACTAGTCAATGGGGCAACGATGTTACTATAGAAAGAAAAATGATTAAAGGATTAATTACTCCGGATACAAAATTCTTCCATGATAACTATTTTTTACTAATAACACTAATAGCAATATTATTGTTGTTCATAAATCCTATGTTATTTTTATTTGGATTTTGTATGCCAGTAGTATTTGCATTCCATGGATATGGACTTGTAAATTTAATCCCACACACAGAAAATGGTAACCCTAAAAATAGTTGGGTTGCAAATATATTAACCGCTGGAGAAGGATGGCATAAAAACCATCACGAAGATTCTAGAAACTGGCGTATCGGCAAGACACTGTGGCAATGGGACCCAGGTGCTTGGTTTATTAAATTAATAAAGAGGTAAAAATGTTTAAACCCGTAGAATACAATTTGGATATGAGAGATCCAAATAACTGGCATGAAGTATGCCGTAATCAACCAAAAGATGTTATTGCGTATATACCAGGTGCTAATTTACACGAACAAGAATTATTAGATGGTGCTACTAGCATTGGAAAACTATATAGTCCAAAGAAAGCAGGATTTGATGTTTACTTTGAACACAAAGATTATCCAGGTATTAGCCGTGTTACAAATGAAAAAGACAAAGATGGAAAGTTTGTTGGATTATTTCCTGAAAGCGAATTAGGTTGGCACAACAACGGCAACTGGCGTCATTGGAAACATGTTATTGAAAGTTGTATTGCTTTCTATTGTGTTCGTCCAGGTGAACAAGTTGTTACAAGTTATCTAAACAGCAAGCAAGCATACGAAGACTTACCACAAGAGCTAAAAGATACTGCTGATAATTTTGAATATTGGGCACAGTTTGATAAAGACAATAGCATATACCAATTTGATGACGACAGTTTAAACAAAGGCATGGATGAATTACTTGCTATATTTGAAGGTAATTTAAAAAGCACAGGACGTAAAGGTAAAAACGAACTTAATCCTGTACGTGGTAGTTGGAAACCATTAATTGTACAACATCCATTTAGAACAATACCAGGCTGGTGGGATCAGGACAATAGTCCTAAAGCAATTTATACAGGACACTTTGGTGTAATGCGTAAATTACGTAATAAAGAAACTGGTGAAGAAATTACATTGCAAGAAGCAAAACCATTATTGGATGCATTGCATAAACATCTATTTCAACCACAGTATATGTACCATCATCATTGGAAAGAAGGTGACTTAATTATTAACGATCAGTTTATGAGTTACCATGCACGTAATGCAGTCAAAGGTGATAGATTACTTTATCGTATTGCGTTTAATTATAAATTTCTTAAAGAAGAATAATGCATACAGAAACTACTGATTGGATCCCTCTAGAACTTATTACATTATTTGAAGAATCATTAAAAGATTCATTGAATAGAATGCCTCATAATTATGAGATAGAAAGTTTAAGCAGTGAAGAAAATTTATGTTACAGTGTAACATGGGATGATGAGGGCGATCCAATTGCAGGTAGTGTAGCAAGAACGAGAGATTTTTATAATAACGGTGTTAGAGTATTAAGTAGATATTATACAAGTAAAAAACTTAATGTAGCACAAAAAGGACTACGTATTCATAAGTACCATGTAAAAGGGCTAAGTACATTTACCGCAGAACATGCAGATCAACAAGTAGATTATGCAATATCTCAAGGCTTAACCAAACACTTTATAAGTAGAGAACATGGAAATTTTAAAGTGATGCGTAATCTACATAAAGGATTAAATTATAATTGTAAGTACAAAGATTGGGTACTAGAAGATTATGAATGGCAAACTGCACCATGTGATGGTGACGAATGCTGGCAACATATAATATGGAGAGGAGAGAATCCGTTAACAAATGACTATAGAAAAATATAAATTCTTACATAACATAAAAGTAGATGATATAACTCCTACTTTAGTTAATGATTTTCAAAATGGTGCATATGGTATCATATGTATTGAAGGTGCTGATGAACAAACCATTGACAAGTTTGGTAAACTTTTAGATCAAGATATGTATGGTCGTAAAAAAGTTACAATTGGTATTGAAGATGAAAAAGGTGAAAAGCTAAATCATGCAACAGATATGCTTTGGCACCAAGATAGAGCTTACAGCGATTCAATACATCCATTTGTTGGATTGTATTGTATACGTGCTGACAAGGGATCTAGTCAAACACACTACTTAGATATGCAAGGCGTATATAAAGATAGCAGTGACAGTTTAAAAGAACAAGCAAAAGGCGTAAAATGCGTCAACAGTATTACGAAGTACATGAGTCAGGAAGAGTATCCTTATAATTTTAAAAGTAAGTTACAAGAAAGAGCCTGGAGAAGGTTTAATAGAGCGACACATGATTTAGTATGGGAAGATGATTATGGCCCATATTACTTTTACAGCGAAGCATATACGGAAACAGAGTTAGAACCGCAATTACAAAAAGAGATATACAAAGAACAACACATGTATTCTCATAATTGGGCTCCAAAACAACTGTTGGTATATAATAATCACAAAGTATTGCATAAACGAGATGCAACACCAGCAAAAGTAGTTAGGCAACACATTAGATATGCTCTTGACAAAACTACAGAACTAGTGTAACATGTACTTAAATAACAAATAAAGGATAATATGACTATAACAGGAAAAGTAAAATGGTTCAATGCTACTAAAGGCTACGGATTCATTACTAGACACGATAGCGAAAAAGACGTATTCGTGCATTCATCAGCTATAACAGCATCAGGACTTAACAGTCTTAATGAAGGTGATGAACTTGTTTTTGAAGTTGCTGAAACACCTAAAGGTTTATCAGCTATTAACTTAAAAAACGCATAACATAAATGAGGTCTTAGGCGTCAACCCTCTCAAAACATTCTGCCGCTGATATTATATAGGAGATAAGATATGGCTTATTTAAGCACAAAAACATACGGACATAATATTGGACTAAGTGCAGTATTTCGTCAACCACATGCTGATCATTCACATTGTAGTTTGATTCATGGCTATTCATTAGCATTTAAATTTACATTTGGATGCAGTGAATTAGATAATAAAAACTGGGCAGTTGACTTTGGAGGATTAAAACCTTTGAAAGCATGGCTTGAAGATCATTTTGATCATAAATTATGCTTAGACAAAAACGATCCCCATCTTGAGAAGTTCAAAGAACTTGATGCTATGAACTTAGCAGAAATTAGATTGTTTGACGGAGTTGGTGCAGAAAAGTTTGCAGAACATGCATGGGCATTTGCAGATAAACTTATACGAGAAATGAGTGATGATCGTTGCTGGTGTGAATCAGCAGAGTGTAGTGAGCATGGTGCAAACAGTGCTATCTACTCACCAAGTTCTCAATAATGAGTAGAAAGCTAGACAATAAACCACCTTTGGTAGTACCTAATAAGCCGTTTATGGTAGCATTAGGTACTAGTCACACTTTTGGATGTTGTGACGATTATGAGGACGGCGTAATAAGTGGAAAAACTGCTCACGAACAGGTAGCTCAACAACTAGGATTAGAATGTATTAAGATAGGTTTACCTGGGTGTAATAACTCAGAACTATTACAAGCAACAAACGAGTTGGTTACTAGAGGTGTACTTAAAGATCCAAACTGTAAATTAATGGTATTAGAAGCTAGACTTCTTAATGGACAAAGTGCAGTACCTTATAATTCTGTTGCTAATAGACCTTATGTATTTACTGACCCAAAAACAGGTAGTAATAATCAATTTGGTAGAGCTTCATTGGAATCTTATTTACAACTAAATGAACGTTGGGGCAGAGGTCTAGTTGATCATTGGGGTGATAATGATATATGCAATGCATTATATCAATCTGCTAGTATGCAGGATTGGAGAAGAGGTGTAACAAAGAAGTTTTGGCAACCTTTAGAGCATCCATTAACTCCTAGTGAGATAGCATATGCTAAAAAAATATTAGACACTTATAAACAAGTACACATACTTGATGGAATGGGGCCAGCGGCTTGTTTAGATGATCTGATAAAGATAGAAGCTATTAAAAACATAGCTGTCAGTTCTGGTGTAGAATTTTTATGGGAATCACTTGATGCTAGAAGTATTTGGTACAAGATTGGAAAAATGATGCTAGGTGATACTAGTACATTATTTGATCACCTTATTAACTTTGATCAATCAATAAGAGAACGACTTAATTGTCTTGATGGAACATCCGATGAAGGAGGATGGCTACAAGTTGATGGACCAATATCTATGTCGCATCAATGTAAATGTAATCACCTTAATGAAAAAGGCCATGTGTTATGGGCGAAACAATTAAAGAAAAGAATAAAACCACTAATAGAAAATATATGATAGATAAAGAAAAGATTATTGAAAATTTAAAAGTAGTATATGACCCAGAGATCAGTATAAACGTATATGATTTGGGTTTAATTTATGAAATAAATATTAATAAAGCACACGTTGATATTGTTATGACATTAACTAGTGCGTTCTGTCCTGCCGCAGACGAGATCATAGCGGAAGTCCACGAAGCAGTAACAAAAGTAGATAACGTCGAAACATGCGATGTTAAAATAACATTTGATCCGCCTTTTGGACCAGATAAAATGAGCGAAGATACAAGATTAATTTTAGGAGTATAAATGACATATTTAGTAACAGAAAATTGTATTAAATGTAAACATACTGACTGCGTTGAAGTTTGTCCTGTTGATTGTTTCTATGAAGGTGAAAACTTTCTAGTAATAAATCCAGATGAATGTATTGACTGTGGTGTATGTGAACCCGAATGTCCAGTAGATGCAATTGTTGCTGATGGTGCTATCGAAGGCACAGAACTAGCCTATTGGATGAAAGTCAATACCGATATGTCTGAAAAATGGCCAAACATAACTACAATGAAAGATCCACCTGCAGATGCTGCAGAATGGAAAGATAAACCAAACAAACGTGAATTACTATCTGAAAAACCAGGAGAAGGAGATTAACATGCTTATTGCACCGTTTATATTAGTAGGAAGAGAAGCATTAGAGATAATGTTTATAACATTGATGATTACAACATTCATCAAATTAAATTGGAGCATGTATGCATCTGCTATTGCTGGAATTATTGTAGGATTTGTATTAGGTTGGCAACTAGGAAACTTGCTAGAACCTTATGAATGGTTAATGTATGGGTTTTTATCAGCAATGATGATTTACTTATATTTTACTTCACACACAATGGGACAGCAAATTGTTGATAGTATTCAAAAAATGGGATCAGGTACTAGTATCGCCGCATTAGTTACAATCTTTGTTATTTTTGCTAGAGAAAGTTCTGAGATATTTATGTTTATGTTTATGGCAAGTAACAATACACTATACAGTTGGATGTCTGCATCAGTTGCAATTGCAATAGTCGTTGGAATGTTTCCATTAATTAAAAATAAAGTATCAGCTCATGTGTTATTTAAAGTTACACGTTTTGCATTTTTAGTATTTGGATTATGGTTTGGCTATGAAGCATTAATGTATTGGCATATCATTGAACATGAACACGTTTTATAAAGGAAATAATATGTACGATATAATTTATACACCTAGAATACACGACGAAATTTCTGTTGCACGATTTCATTCAGAAACAGAAGCACAGAAATATTTAGAAAAGATTAAAGAGATACGCCCGAAGGCATATCCACATCACCGAATTGAAGAGGTGATAACCAAAGGAGAAACAGTATGACATTTTTAGTATGGCACTTGCTAGCTATTGGAGCAGTAATGGCACTATCTTTTTTTGCTGGTTACAAATTTGCTAGACGTAAAGAAGATAAAATTGAACGTAGTATCCATATGATGGATATTAGAAAAACGAGGTACAAATATGAGTAAGTCTAAAGAAGAGTTGCTTGAACAAATTGATAAAGTTATGGAAGAATATATTAATCCAAATGTAGCACAACATGGTGGGCAAATTAATATAATTAACTTTAATGAAGAAACAGGAATTCTTCACACTCAGATGAGTGGAAGTTGTAGTGGTTGTGCTAGTAGTACTGAAACACTTAAACAAGGTGTTGAGTCAACACTAATGCATTTCATTCCTGAAATTAAAGGTGTTACAAGTGAAGACGATCCTATGTATAACGATCCATACTACACTTCAGACCCTAGTGGGTATTATGATTTTCCAAATGAAGACGATTTTCATCCACCGGAACAGGAGTAATTATGGCAGAGTTAAATACATATAAGAAAAAGATTCGTGATAGAGAACGTAAGGTACGTGATAGACAGCGTAAAATTGAAGACAGCGAAATTCGTATTGCTGATCTTAATGAAGAAATTGCTGAACTAAACGAAGAGATTTCTGAGTTCAGTGCTATTATGGATAAACTTAAAAAGCATGTAATGTAATGGCAGTAAAAGTATTCTTTATAGCAAAAATTAAAAACTTTAATGACGAATATAAAGACTACGTAACTAGAGTTAGAGACTTGGGTGAAAAGCATCCTGGTTTTATTAGTTTAACAAGTGAAGAAATTGGCGACATTGAAATTACAATTACGACTTGGAAGAGTAGAGAAGATGTCGCAGACTGGGCAAAAGACCCAACCCATGTAAGTGCAAAACGTAAATGGCGTGAGTGGTATCATTGGGTAAAAGGAATACATGTGGATACAATAGATGAAACAGATTAAAAATTTTATAAGAACAGTACCAGATTATCCTGTCGAAGGTATAAACTTTTACGACTTAAATAGTTTGTTTAGTAGTAACGTATGGGGAGATTGTGTAAGATCTCTAGCAACACAATGCGAAGAAGATTTTGATGGGTCGTACATTACTCATATTGTGGGTATTGAGAGTAGAGGATTTGTAATAGGTTCAGCACTTGCTCAAGAAATGTTATTACCTTTTACAATGGTTCGTAAAAAAGGTGCTAAATACCCAGGAGTACTATTAGAAGAAACATACGAACTTGAATATGGAAGTGATACACTAACATTACAAGAAGGTATACTTGGTCATACTAGCAGAGTATTAATTGCAGATGACCTAATAGCAACCGGAGGTAGCATGTTAGCTACTAAGAGATTGGTTGAGCAAACAGGTGCCCAAGTTATTGGGGCAGTAACACTTGTTAACTTGGAATATCTCAACAAGGGCCTCGATAATTTACCCGTGGTCCAATTGTACGGAGCAAAAGAATGATTAAAATTACAGAAAAAGCTATGAATCACTTAACAGGTATAAGTGAATCAAATGATAATAAGATTCCAGTATTAGGTTTACGTGGAGGTGGGTGTGCAGGTTTTAGTTACGAATGGAAACTAAAAGAAGAATCAGAACTTGACACGAAAGCAGATCATGTTATAATTATGGATAACGGAAAAAAGATGGCAGTTGACAGCTCAAGTATTATGTTTTTAGTAGGCACAACACTTGAACTTAAACAAGACCTTATGGGTACTATGTTAGAAATTGTTAATCCATCAGCGGCAAGTAGTTGTGGTTGTGGAGAAAGCATTAACTTTGACATGGAAAAAGTAGAAGAAAATGCAAACGCATTTAAATTACCAGAAGTAACTGACGCAACAAAAAATTAAGGAAGTAAAATGACCAAGCAGATTGATCTAAACAAGTACAAAGATTTTGTACGAGAAGTAACAAGCAATGAATCACTCTCAAGTATGCAGATGTATAATCGTATTGTTGAGATTGAAACAACTGAAAGCAAAATGAAAGTAAACATGGCACAACTTATGACAGGTGCTATTGGCATCAGTGCTGAAGGTGGCGAGTTTATGGAAATTGTAAAGAAGTGTGTATTCCAAGGTAAGCCTATGGATGAAGACACACAGTATCACGCTATGCGAGAGCTTGGCGATATTATGTGGTATTGGATGAACAGTTGTAGTGCATTAGGAATTGACCCTAATGAAGTTATTGCAGAAAATGTTAAAAAACTTGAAAAACGTTACCCAGGTGGATCATTTGATGCTCATTATAGTGAGAATAGAAAAGACGGTGATATATGATCGATCTAGTAATTGGATCAGACCATAGAGGATATGAATTAAAAAATGAAATATCTAAATGGTTAACACCAATTGACAAGGACCCAAGATTTGATATATCAGTATTTGCTGATAGCGGTCCATATGAAAATAAAAAAGTTGACTATCCAAAAATAGCATCAATTGTAGCCAGAGATATTTCTAGTAAATTGATGAATACTGGAATAATAATTTGTGGATCAGGTTATGGTGTATCAATCGCAGCCAACCGAGTACCACGTTGTAGAGCTGTTGTATGTAGAACAGAAAAAGAAGCTGAAATGTCTAGACTACACAACGATGCAAATATACTTTGTTTAGGTGCAGACTTCACTAGTTTGCCTAAAGCTAAAAAAATTATTACTAAATTTTTTACCACTAAATTTGAAGGTGGTAGACATCAAGAACGTGTGGATATGTTGAGATGATTGACTATCAAGGTAAACCATTAGAACAGCTTACGTTAGAAGAAACTATTGAGTTTGAAAAACAAATGCTTAAAAAAGTACTAGCGGCTAGTAAAGCTCAAATGAGTGGTGGAATACTTGATCAGATTAATTTGTTTATTGATTTGATTAGAGATCATAAAATGCAGTTATCACAGACAGCATTACTAAAATCAAAAGATGGTAAAATGGAGGAAGATGGAACATCATTAGAAATAGGTGATTTAGACTTACCACCTCCGACGGAATCAATAGATGAAATGCTTGACTTTTACAAGAAAAAGTAATATAATAGTAGGATGCATATGAATAAAAATAAACAATACGTTATGACTGAAGAAGACTTAGTGCATGGGGTATTAACTGGCAAACAATTTGATAATGTAATAATGGACGATATAGAGCCCATAAATACATATAACGAATGGTGTCAAACATTCGATTTAGATAGAATAATCAAAGCTAGTTACGAAAGTAACAGTGATACATATGTAGAAGATTGCCTAAATAAATGGAATATGCCGTCAGAATATTACGACATAAATATCCATGAATGGTTAATGGAACGTTGTAGTTCAGCACAACAACGTGACAGGGTATATAAAGAGCTTATTGAATACGATAAGCGAGGTATGATAATAGTGCTGAAATTCTTGCTTTACTTAGCAAACATATGTGAACAACATAACATTGTACTAGGAGTAGGAAGAGGTAGTAGTGTAGCTAGCTACTGTCTATACTTGCTAGGTATACATCGTATAGATAGCATTAAATATGAACTTGATATCAAGGAGTTTTTAAAATGAAAACAGTAAAAACAGCCAAAGGGCGTACATTAGATATGGCGGCACTTGCGGCAAAACACGAAAAAACAAGAGCAGTAAGTAATATGAACTTGAATGCTCGTGGTGATATTATTGACAATAGAAACCAAGTAACAATTCCTCGAGAAAAAATTGCAAAAGAATTCTACAAAGATAATGTACCAGGTGCAGACAGCAAAAATATTAGTATCAAAGAAGATGAGAAACAACATGTCAACATTGAAACTAAAGAGCCTGTTGACAAACAGGAAAAACCCAAGAAGCCTAAAGTAACTGAAGTTGGTCGTAAAGCTCGTACTAGAGAAGACGGCACTCAATATTTTGAAGTTGAGTATAGTGACGGAAGTATGGAAGACATCGAAGCAAAATAGGAAATATAATGAGAACTATTAGAGCAATGAAAAATAAGATTCTGGCAGAAATGATTGATAAGCCTGGCACTGAAAAAACTACAGCAGGTGGAATTATTATTACTGAAAAAGATGCAACAGAAGCCGCAGTTAGACCACGTTGGTTTAAAGTGTACAGTGTTGGTGAAGGAATCGATTGGATACAAAAAGACAATTTCGTCCTTGTTGATCACGGACGATGGAGCAATGGTATGGATGTAGGCAATGAAGAAAAAATTTACCTACTTGACAATAAAGATTGTTTAGCATTATCAGATACTGATCCAAGAGACGATAAAAGTCTTGAAGTATATGCTAAATCAATTCCAAAACGTCCATCCAATGACACGACTAGACACAAACTATAATTAAATATTAAGGAAATAAATTAAAATGAATATCGATAAATTACAAAAGGCGATAGGAGAAATGGGTGCCGCATTAGAAGAAAATGCATCACCAAAGGGACCACCAATGGGCCCACCAAAACAACCAGGACAAATGATGTGGGATGCAGGTGTACATTACTTTGCTGAAGCTTTTACATACGAAACAACAAAACCAATTGTCAACTGGATTATTGAAAAGAATTTATTACCAGACAGTGAAAGACCAAAGGAACTTACACTTATTATCAACAGTCCAGGTGGAAGTGTACATGCCGCATTTGGTTTAATTGATACTATGAAAGGTTCTGCTATTCCAGTTAGAACAGTAGGACTTGGTATGATTGCTTCATGTGGTGTACTTGCATTTATGGCAGGTGAAAAAGGTAAACGTGTACTAACTAGAAACACAAGTATCTTATCACATCAATACAGTTGGGGATCAGGTGGTAAAGAACACGAACTATTTGCTCGTATTAAAGAGTTTGAACTTTCAAGTGAACGTATGCTAGAACATTATAAAAGATGTACTGGTTTAACAGAAAAGAAAATCCGTGAAATATTGTTACCAGCACAAGATGTTTGGTTAACAGCCGAAGAAGCAGTGAAGCACGGCATTGCAGATCAAATCGTAGACACATATTAAGATGAAAGAGTTCATACAGCAAATGCCTGTACAACTCTTAACACAATGGAAAAACCCTACGCCTAGCCCAAATGATGATCTTGCTTTAATGGAAGACATTTCGAAAAATGGAATTTTAGAACCCATAATATTAGGCGTAGGAGTTTACAGTCGTAAAGTTAGACTAGACACGGGCAATCATAGAATATATCTCTTACCTCGAATGGGAATGACACACTTACCAGTTGTATGCAGAGTATGGAATTACTGTACTTTTAATAACGGAAATGGTGATCACTCATTTGACTGTCCTGAAATAAGTGTTAAACAAGGATGGATAGAAAAAGAGTACTATGCGAGACCAAGCGATGTTATTGACATAATGGCATTAATGCTTAAAATTTAATGTTGACTTTTTATGAATTCTAATATATATTAAGTATATATAATTATTAATCAAGAGTTGGAGACTAGATGAAGATGAAGATTATTGCAGGAAATAGTAATACTGAAATGGCAGAGAAAATTGCTTCTCATTGTTTTGCTACAATTGTACCTGCTGAAATTAAAACTTTTGCTGATGGCGAATGTAGTGTAGAATTTTTAGAAAATATACGTGGCGAAGATGTTTTTATTATACAAAGCACAAGCACACCTGTGAACGACAATTTAATGGAATTAATGATTATGATTGATGCGGCTAAGCGTAGCAGTGCCAGTCGTATTACGGCAGTTATTCCATACTTTGGTTATGCACGACAAGATCGTAAGAGTGCTAGCCGTACACCAATTACTGCAAAACTAGTTGCAAATCTTATTACACAAGCAGGTGCAGATAGAATCCTTACAATGGATTTACATGCAGGACAGATACAAGGCTTTTTTGATATTCCTGTTGATGACTTAACAAGTCGTATTGCGTTTGCAAAAGATATTAAGTATAATGTAGAAATAGAAAAAGGTACAGTATTTGTTTCACCAGACGCAGGTGGTACAGTACGTGCTAGAAAATTTGCTGATATGTTTGGAGGCGATATTGCTATTGTGGACAAACGTAGACCCAAAGCAGGCGAAAGTGAAGTAATGGGACTTATTGGTGATGTTAAAGGTTGTCATGCAATTCTAGTTGACGATATTATTGACAGTGGTGGAACACTATGTAACGCCGCAAAAGCAATCATGGACGCTGGTGCATTAAGTGTACGAGCATATATTACACATGGAGTACTAACTGGCGAAGCATGTCATAAAGTTGAGAATAGTGTATTGGAAGAACTTGTTATTACAGATAGCATTAAATTTTCTTGTCCAGATGATTGTAAAAAGACACGAGTAGTAAGTGTATCAACTATGTTTGGTGAAGCTATTAGACGTGTCAGTAATGAAGAAAGTGTAAGCAGTTTGTTTACACATAAAATTTGATGAGTGGACAAAGAAGATTTTTAAAAGTTTGGGCGAGAACAGTTGGAATGCCAATTGGTCTCAATGATGATGATAAGCCTGAATTTTTGCCAATTACACAATCAGATGTAGTGAAGGCACTAGCTTTCAGAACGTTCTGGATAGTATTGCATGTATTAACATGTTGTCTAATTATTGCAGGAAATGGCAGAACATTAGGATGGTGGTAAAATATGAATTACATGTTTTTTATTGATGTCGCAGTTTCTATAGTAGTAATGCTACTATGGTTTATAGCAGTTATGGCATTAGCAAAATATACAGTTGGCAAGGAAGCTAAAGATTGGCATATTATATGCTGGCTGTTTTTCGCAGGTCCGTTAGGTTGGGGAGTATTAATGCTAATATTAGTTTTAGACCTCACGGATAAAATATTCCCAAACGCAGTTAATCTATTAAATCCAAAAGAAATAAAAGGAGAACAAAGTGGCAACCGGAAGAAAAGGAAAAAGAGCTAGTAAGCTACAAGCAGTGGCTGATAGTACAATAGGTTTTTCAAAAACAACAAATAATAGACATGCAGAGATTGTTGAAGAGACACATTACGTTGTTAAGATGTATCAAGACAACACATTGGTTGAAGAGAGACCAATTGTTGGACACAGTAAACGTTATGCAGAAGATTGTGCAGAGAATTGGGAAAATGGCATTATCAAGTAACAAGTTGACTTTTTAATGAAAACCAAGTATAATATAACTTTAATAAGGAAGACTAATGGCTAAAGAATTATGGGTAGAAAAGTATCGTCCTGAAACGGTTGGTACTTATGTGTTTAGAGATGATGCACAACGTAAACAAGTGCAGAACTGGATTGACGATGGTGGTATTCCACATTTGTTATTCAGCGGTAGTCCTGGCACAGGTAAAACTACACTAGCAAAAGTATTAATCAAAGAACTTAATGTTGAGAATGCTGATGTTTTATACATTAACGCATCAAGAGATAATGGCGTTGAAATGATTCGCAAACGTATTAGTGCGTTTAGTGAAACTATGCCTTGGGGTGAATTTAAAGTTATTCTACTTGATGAGGCAGATCATATTAGTCCTGAAGGACAAGCGGCATTACGTGGAGTAATGGAACAGTATCATGCAAGTGTAAGATTTATTTTAACTTGCAATTATCCTAACATGATTATTCCTGCATTGCATAGTAGATGTCAAGGTTTTCATATTGAACAATTAGATCAAACAGATTTTACAGTAAGAGTAGGCGAAATACTTGCAGACAATGCAGTAGAGTTTGACATTGATACATTAGATGCAATGGTTCGTGCTAATTATCCTGATTTACGTAAGACTATTAATACAGTACAAATGACTATTGTAGATAACAAATTGTTACTACCAGAAGATGGCGGTAGTACAAGCGAATGGCGTATTAATATGGTAGAACTGTTTAAGGCTGGCAAGATTCAAGATGCACGTAAACTAATTGTTAAGAGTGCAAGAGCTGATGAATACAATGAAATTTTTACTTGGTTATACAAGAATTTAGATTTATATACAAACGACGATTTTACATACGATAGTTGTGTACTAGCAATAAGAGAGGGTATGATTAAACATACTCAGGTAGCAGATCCAGAAATTAATCTAAGTGCTACAATGATAGAAATTGCAAGAACACTTAATGCTAAATAATTTATTACTTAACGTCAACTTTGAAGACCATGTTGGACAGTCAAGTATATTTCAACATATACTAACATACTCACCAGACACTGGTATATTTCCTAAACCAATTGATGAACTAACTTATAATAATTATTATATTAGACAGGGTGCTGACTATACAAGAGAAGTTGGTGGATTACCTGAGATAAGTGATGATTTTAGAAACTTTCATAAATCTCCAAACTACTTAGATCATATAAAAAACTCATTACAAGATTTTAGAGATATTGAAAACGAACCAATATTAGAATCTGATTTTAAATGGTGTTTACCTTCTAGTATATCAATAGGTAATTTATTAGACACTGAACAAAAAATATACTTTGTTAATCAACCAAAAGCATATAGAATATTTGATACTAATCATCGATATCAACATGGAAACATTGCTGTTATGGATGGTAAGAAAATTGGGAGATTTAAAAATTGGTTCAACTTACCAGAAGCTAGTTCTATAGAACATTTAACTAATATACTTGCAGAAGAAATTGATCCAAAAAATGTATCTACAGTAATAGAATGGATGAAAGATAAACCAGCGGCACTAATAACTATGGCAAGAGAACAAGGGCTAGAATATGCAATAGAAGAAGGAACACACAAGTTTACAGAACAATTTCTTAATGTTGTAGATCTACAAGAAGATGAATTATTACCAATTGAAAATATTGTGTTTGATTTAAAAACTTTATTTTCTACTAATAAAACGACCAGTACTGATTACTATAAATACATGTGTAATTCGTTACACATTACAAGTAATGATGTACTATACGAGCAATTATATAATAACTTGTTAATCAAAGACGATTACGTAAGACTAAAGACACTTACTAAAAGCGACTTTTTAACAGAGATATTATGTAATGAAATCAAAATTTAAACATGGCCTAGAGTATATAGGTGAATTAATATCTTTCAAAGTCTCAGGAACCCTTGAAGACGTAAAGCAAATAGTAATGAAATATCAACCAAAAAGAACTATCTTTGTTAACAATAGCAAAGCAACTAAATTAGAAGAATGTGATTCTACGTTCGTTGAGGTATATTTACTGTTTGAACCAAAACAGGCAATGCTTCTACGTTTATCTTCTAATATAGATAAATACTAAAATATAAAGGGAAGTATTCCATGAATAAAAAATTCTTAATTTGGTGGCTAGTTGCAGTGATGCAAACTATCGCACTCGGCATTGCTTTTTACTTCGGAGCGATCCAATTTCTTATAGAAAATGATTCTACAAAACTTAGCTTTGCTATCCTAGGTATGTTTACAATTGCCTCAGGTTTAGTTGGTTATAGAAGTTACAAACAAATAGACGATAACGATATGGCATGGTTTATTGGTGAGTCGTGCATGACTGTTGGTATGGTTGGAACCGTCATAGGTTTCATGCTTATGCTAGGCAGTAGCTTCTCACAAATTGATCCAGGCGATATTGAAAGTATGAGGCAAGTCATTATTGACATGGCGGCGGGCATGAGCACCGCTCTACTAACAACATTATGTGGATTGGTTGCAAGTTTATTTGTAAAAGTTCAAGTAATGGTACAAGAACAAAAGTCTAATGCCTAACAGAAGAACCACTTCCAACCTAGCATTCAACGACTTGCTTTTCAATGTCCTTATTGGATTTGTAATGCTATTCGTTATTGCTTTTCTATTGATTAATCCTATTACTAAAAAAGCAGATATACCTGTTAAAGCAGAGTTTATTATTATACTCGAATGGGAACAAGAATCAGTAGATGATGTTGATTTATGGGTACAACACGATAGCAACAAACCTGTAGGTTTTGCAAACAGAGAATTAACGCCATTACACTTAGACAGAGATGATTTAGGTACAACAAATGATGTAGTTCTTATTGATGGTGTAACACGTACTTTAAAATCAAACAGAGAAATGACTACAATAAGAGGTATTGTTCCGGGCGATTATTATGTATCGGTGCATGCTTATTCAAAGAAAGAAGATGTAATTGATTATACTGTTACTGTAATGAAAGTAAACCCATTTAGACAAGTTTATAGTATAACTGGAAACTTACTTCGTTTCAGAGAAGTACAAAGATTGCCAGCTTTCAATGTAGATAAAGATGGTAAAGTTACAGAAATATTTCAGCACTTCAGAGATATAGTGCCATCAAATGGAGCAGTTCAATAATGATTTATATAGCCACAATTTTACTTTTTTGTTTAGCAGTACTAACAACGTATGCTATTATACAAACTAACAAAAACAGAATTCTTGTATTTTTATTAATTCCTTTGGTACTAGTAAGTAGCTTATATACAGGTTATTCAATATATGCATTACAAGGAACTCCAGTTAATAGTTTACCAAAAGGAGAAGTAGAAGTACTATGGGCAGAAGTTCAAAAGCCTCACATTTACTATCTAGTTAGACATGTTGGTGAGCCTCAACCACAGTACTATACAATGCCTTATTCAAAGAGCAATGCACGTAAGATGCAAACTATGGGTGAACAAGCAGAAAATGGAAAACCAGCCACTGGAGTATTTAAAGAAACAGAGCAAAAAAATGGGTTATTAACTAATATACAAGAATTTACATTTGATAATATTAGACGAGATAGCTTACCTCCCAAACGAAAAGCACTTAAATTGCAAGGGGTTGATCAACGTATTATTAACGAAATACACTCAGATCCAGACAATCCTCAGTAGAAAATGTGTTATCCAAGTATTTACAGACTAATGCGTAAAGAAGGATACACAAAACAACAAGCTAGGGCATGGATATACTGTCTTAAAAACGACTTAATTTAAATAATCAGCTAAATAAATATGCATTTAATTTATAAACCCTTGTAATACAAGGGTTTTTTGTTGAACAAAAAGGTTGACATTACCAAGAGTTCTTGCTATAATGTATGTATAAGTTAACAAAAAGGTATACACTATGATTAATGCAATATTAGAGTCAACAATGAGATCAGCAATTGAGTTAGATGAGAACAAAAACGAAGACGGTTCAATAAACTGGAATTTTGTTGATGCTGATGCATATATGGATGTTCACAATTTATATCGTAGCAACAACGATTTTTACGAAGCGTTTAATGATATTGCTGATAAGATTGAATCTGAAAATGCAGTTGAAAGTAAAGAACAGTTAGAACTTGATTTGTTACAAAAATACCCAAATGCAGAAGAACAGTTAGAAGTACTGAAAAAAGATTATTTGGGCCAGTAAAGGTTAGTAACATGAACGACATTGAAATTACAGGCGGCACGAAAGCCAAACAAGAATATGCACGTTCTATGGTTGAATTCTGCATAAAGAAATTAATGCCGCGAATGCAAACTCTTGACATAGTAGTTAAACTCAAAAAATTAGGATCAGATGCCGACGGTTATTGTCTACGTGAATCTGCTCGCGAGTATGAATTAGAAATTGATCATACTGTTGGGTTGCGTAGAATGCTTGAAACTGTTGCACACGAAATGGTACATGTTAAGCAATACGCTCGTAACGAAATGAGTGATACGGCAATACAAAAAAAGTTTTATAAATGGAAAGATACACTTGTTCCAGAAACAACAGACTATTGGGATCTACCTTGGGAAATTGAGGCTAACGGTCGCGAAGTAGGACTGTTTATACGTTGGGCTCATCATACAGGAAATGCTAAAAAGCATTGGGCTAATATCAAATAATTAATCTTCAAAGAAAGTATCATCACCGGGCCAAAGGGGCATAGCTGTTCCTGGTGCTCGTTTTGGTATTTTACTATCAGCACTTGATACACAAGATTTTGTAGTACATACTTTTGGACCATCAAACAATTTAAATCCAGTTTCAATATTACCTAAAGGTTGATCATGACATGAGTAAGACCTTTTAACTGATCCATCTGGTTCACGTATAATTATACTACGATATCCACTACTACATTCCCAACCTTCAAATTGATTAAAATTAAATGCATTAAATCTTTCAGCTTGATCCATATACCACGGATCACCTTTATCATCTCTAAATTCCACCTGCATGTTCCACGGAACTGATGCTGTCTGTTTACGGAAATGATCATCAGGGTCAATTTTAAATGTAGGCTTAGGTCTAGTTACTAATTGCTTTTGTTGTGCTTTAGCTTCAGTGTAACTACGTTGTGGCATACCATTGTGTAATTTTCTTTTCATTTCATCTGTATAACCATCAACAATTCTACTTGCTGTTGGATCTGATTGAGGTTTTAGTGTAACATTGATTCCTTGATTATGGAAGAATAATGCGTTGTCATAATATTCATCAAATAATGCAGGTACCATAACCATATTAATTGTTACTTGTACATCATGCTCTTGACATAGTATTAATTTGTCTGCAAGGTCTTGCATTTTTTCAGGTGTGTTTACGTGTTCAACATGTAAACTTGCTGTTATACTTGCTCTGTGAAACTTACTAGCATAATCACAATATGTTTGAAACCATTTCATATTACGACTACAGTTTGAAGTCATATGCACACTTGTATAATTTGTATTATGTGCATCATCACTTAAATGTTTTAACATATCTAAATAGCCAGGATGGAATGTAGGCTCACCCCCACTTAAACTAAAGTGAAAACTATTGAATCCTCTTTCACGTGCTTGACGCTTAATCTCATCAATTGTTTTTAAATTAAGTTCAGTTGGTCTATGATCTTTTCTACTACTTCTAGCATAAGGCCAACAATAACTACAATTGTAATTACAAAATCTTCCTATTAACCAGCTAACAGTAAACATGTCTCTATACAACATATTTCGTTGTCCAACACGTACTAGTTTATCGTACGGTGTTTTAGTGAAATCATATTCACTCCATTTTAAATCTTTATCTTCCATTTATTTTTCCATCATTAATACGTCTTTGTAGGAATGCATCTTGCCATTCTGGTAACGATTTACTTTTATCCATAAAGCTATCATTTGCATCTACTTTATTATTTTTAAATTCTTCTATATCAAAGTTAAGCCATGTATCATTAGTTTTTAACCACTTTGTTATTATTTTATATAATATTACATGCGAAGTAATACTTATATGTCCTGATCTGCAATCATGCCATTTATTAGGTTGTGCTATTTGTTCTTCAAAATAATTAGAATCTTCAACTTTTACTATATTATGCAGGTATTCAGCTTTATTGTCAAGTGGAATATTATCAAAATGCTTGTATGGATAGTAATTTTTTTTGCCAAAATCTTTCATCTTCCATTCATCATCTGCTGTAGGGTGACAAAATGCTTTTATTAATTTAATATCTGGTCTTATACGTTGCAACTCATTAATTAATATTCCGTAATGTAAGAAATCTCTTTCAGGAAACTCTGGTTGAATATGAGTCTGCCATTTGTTAATTGCATCGTAAGCATCACGTACATATAGATGTTCTTCATTTACAGAATTACAAAACTTTTCTTTTTTAAGAAGTGATTGATTAGCACTTACTGATGTTATCAAATTTACTCCAAATTTACTTCCTCTGTCACTTGGCACATACATATGAGGAGCATTTAGTGTTATTCTTTTTGGCGATGTAACTACAAAAATAATGTTATCATACTTTTCATGGTGTTCTAAAAACTTTAAAAAACTCCAAGATAAATCTGTACCGCCTGCTGCAAAATTTGTAGTATCTGGTAATAACTTAGCCCAAGTTGGCATCAGTGCTTCTACTTTTTGTTGGAAGTTAATATATTCATCATTTGTATGTATTACTGTTTTAATATTACTTGGGTCTAAAGGATGCATTAATGGAACTTTACACCTTGCAAAACTATCGCCAAAAATTCCTATACTCATTTTACTTCCTCATCAATCCATAAGTTATTATATTTAGCCCATGATTTAATGTCTTTGTGTTCTGCAACAAAATATCTCTTTTTATCTAAATTCATTTCCATAAGTTTTTTAACCATAGCATCTAAATCAAAATCTAACCAAGTATTGTTGGATGCTAATAAATCTTTTACTTCAGCATATATTAACCTATGTGCTTCTGTTGATAAGTGTCCTACTCTAGCATCACTGTACAATTTTAAAACAGGCATCTGTTGCAATGCATCATCTAATCCAGCAACAAGTTTCCCATCTTCATCTAACGGTAAACCCTGAGCTTTTCTAAATTCATACTCTGCATGTTTGCCTAGTAAAATATCATTTTCCATTCTATGTAAAGTTTGTATTTTTCCAATTGGTATTTTAATTCCAAGATCATTAAACTCTTCTGGACTAGTGTTTATCATTTTAACATCTGGTCTAGTTCTAATTATATTATCAATCATTGATGCCCATTGTAACAGATCTCTAAATGGAAATTTGGGAACAACATGTGTACCGTAGTCAACATATACTTTCATTAAGTTTATTGCATCTTCATCATATATAGGCATTTCAGGACCAGTTGGTTTATTATTTGATTTAAGTATTTTTTCAGCGAACTTTTTGTAACAATTAATTGGTCTTTCATCTAACATCCATTCGGGTCTTATAAAATCAATATCATGTATAGAAGCTTCGCCTCGCCATTCCTCTACTTGATTACCATATTGTATATGTGAATGAGTCCATGCTCGTGTTGTTATGAATATTACAGTATCATACTCATTGTGATATCTTAAAAATTGTAAGTAACTATAATCTATACCTGTATTGCCAACAGCAAATGTATGCACTACATCATATTCATTTTTAAGCATTCTAATCCAGCTAGGCATTTCATTATACCATGCTTTTCTAAATTCTATTTTTCTCTCTTTGCTTGGCATTAACTCCCATACTCTTTTTGCAGGGTCTGCGAGTTGCGTTCCAAAGCTATTACCAAATATTGCTAACTTCTTAGTCATCATCAATGTCCGTAATTGTCTGATTAAACTTACAAAATGCTTCGTATTTTTCTTCGTGCTTGTTATTGTCAATACAAGATTGTAGCCAATGCATAGCACCATTTAAATGTGTTTCAAACATAAAGCGTCTACCTACCATACGTCTTTCTGGTAGGTTTAAGCTATCAAATACCCGTTTTAAGCCGTCTATTCCACCTTGAAGCTCCGTTGGGCGTAATACGTTAGCATGTAAGAAATCAGGCCATTGTACACGGCTTGTATGCCAGTGTATACCTAATTCGAATACAATAGCTTCAGCTGTTTCGCCTAGTTCTTTTGCATTCATTCCGCTAATACATGTAGTTCCTTTGATAACATCAATATTAGTTAATTCTTTCTTAACTAAGTTAATGTTACTTTTTAATAGTTCCCAATCAGACCCTCTTCTTATTTTAGCATTAAGCTCTTTGTGTCCATCAATACTGATTGTTAGTTTAATGCTTTTAAATTTTTTCCATAAGTCAATAACACTATGTTTACCCATTTTCATAATACTTAGGTTTGTACTGTATTTTAATGTAACGTTTTCTGGATGTGGAATACTGTCTAATACACGATAATGAATAGGATCCATAAGTGGCTCACCGCCTGCAAATTCAATCTCTTCTACAGTTTCCATTACTTCTAATAATTGTGGAACAAAATGTTCATCTTTTTCATACAAGTTCATTACTCTAGATTTACGTAAATCATTACTGTCTACAATTTCATCTACATATTCTCTGTCATTTTTATTATAGAATTGTTTTACTTTATCCCAATCTTGCATCCACTTTGAACTGTCTTTTGGCCAACACATACGACATTTAAAATTACATACGTTGCTTAGTTTAAGTTCTATCAGTGGAATTTTAAAATCTACTTCTCTATCTACTAAATATTTTTCAACTGCATTTCTGGTTGATGGAGTTTCCATTAAATCTGTTAATCTATTCATACGTAAACTAACAATGTTATTATCTTCCATCTTCCAACAATTTTTACACTGATGATGTTTCTCACCTGTGATTAAGGAATCTCGTATCTCATTCATATACTCACTGTGCCAATAATCTTTTAGATTAAAATCTTCATCTTTAACATTTGGATTTTTTCCATTCTTTGGTGGTTGTGCTCTACAACATAGTTTAACTTCTCCATGCGGCATAGTGCTTACATGTACAAATGGCAATGGACAAAATGATTCTTTATCCACTGGCAGTTTGCCAATTTTTCCTATAGCGTTCTCGTAGAACTTTTCATAATTGCTTTGTTTACTCATCTTTTATACCCGAACTATAAACATCGTCCATCCAATCTTTTCCTACTCTTAATTTTGTAACATGCTCTGGTTGTGCTTTTGATAGTTGTACATCAGCGGCACATATACATCTAGGCTTGTTACAAATAATTGTTTCAAGTGGCATTTCAAATCCATCATATATGTTTCCTAGTTTGCCTCCTACTTTGCATATTGCTCTATACACATCACCTGTATTGCTTATTGTAATATTTTGTACACCAGCCCAACATTCCCAACCACGGAAATCATTTTCATCTCGTGCCATTACATTATTTACATTATCTTCTTCACTTGTACCATCACTGTAATGTGTTATTATATTTTTAAAATTATTCATCTATTGGTTCATACCTATCATATTCACTTTTTATAAGATTATAAAATTCAGGATATACATCACTAAAACTTTCATTTCTTACTGTGTCTGTTTCTTTAGTCTGTTTTACAAACATCATCCACTGTTCATAATCACTTTTGGCTGTCCACATATAATCTACTGCCATTGGTATCCAAGTACTTTTAGTGTCTTTATATTTTTCAGTTATTATATGTTTATATTCATCTGGCAAGTTTCTTATATTATTTGGTCCATTATAGACATAATGATCTGCATGACTTCCCAAAGGCCAACCCATGTTATTAAATTCTTCTTCAATAACATCTAAGTAAAATATATTAAACATACTTACTGTTGGGTCTAAATTTGCTCTAACTTTTGTTACTGGATAATTGATGGGATCATTTTTTGCTTTAACTTCGCATAATAGTTTTGCTTCTCTAAACTTTCTTAGATTTTCTTTTACTAGATCCCACTTTGCTTCTTTACGAGCGTACTCAAATCTTGGACCAACATCATCAATACTTACTTGAAATTTTACTTGTCTAAAATTCTCATACAATTTCCATTGTTCTGCTGTTGGATAATAAGTACCATTTGTATTATATCTAATAGTGATATCACTACAATCTCGACTAGCTACTAATTTCTCAAGTAACTGAAAATGCTCTAATACCATAAAAGGTTCACCACCCATAAAGTGTAAATCTTGTATTTCATCTAACTGATTTATATCATTCCAGAAGTTAGGATCATCGACCCAATTACATTTTTGTGTATATTTAAATGCAAATGAATCTTTAAATTTTACGCTCTTGTGTTCTTTTAGAATATGATGATCTTTTGTCCATGTACTGCTATTGTGTATCCCACATATTCTACATTTTAAATTACATCTGTTTCCGGGTTTAATTTCTAACCATTTTAATGATGCTTCTGGGGTATTGCCTTCCATTACTGATTCAGTAAATTTTATAGACATGTCATTTGATGAATATCTACTACGTATACTATATGATGCATTCCAACATACATTACACTTTGGATGTTGTTTGTTGTCTTTAAATGCTTGTACAAATTCTTGTCTTTCAGGGTGATTATATGCACTCTCTATTGTACCGCCTGAAACATTAATATTGTCAAAAGGATCTCCCATACAACAAGGTCTTACCTGCCCATCTGCTTCAATTGCCATATGAATAAACGGCAATGCACAAAAATTATTTCCAGGTTCAGCCATCCATTCTTTAACTTTTCGTTTTCTGGTGTATATGTCTCTATGATAATTAGTATCAGGCATTTACTTTTAACCACTCCTCTTCTTCATTACTATAATATTGTCCTGCAAACTTTTCTGTTTCTTCGTGTTTAGGATGTTGCCCTAACATACCGTCAGCATATGGTTTATTCCAACCTGTACGATCCATGTTAACACGTGGTCTAATTTTTCTTATAGTATACTCAACTCCACATTCTTTTAATTCGTCTATGATTTCTTTCCATTGTGGCAAGTGTCCTGGTAAAGCCATAATATGAACATGCATGCCTTTGTAATCATCTTTAGCTCTATATTCTTGTATCTCTTTCCACATACCTGTAATGTTATTAATAACTTTCTCATGATATGCAAATTCAAAATGATAACTGATTACAACATAATGTAAATATGGCAATGCTTTCTTATATATCTTAGGTGGTGGACTTCCGTTTGTTGTAACACTACATCTATATACACCATTTTCTTTAGCATACTTTAACATATCAATAAACTTTGGATGTACAAATGGCTCACCGCCTGTAAAACTAATTTTAATCTTTTTGCCCATTGCTGCTTCTACAATTTTATCTATTGTATTAGTATAAACTTCCCAAGGCATATGCTCGCTTGTTTTATTATGTAGTTCGTTACCACAGTAACTACAATTGTAATTACAACGTTTTCCTAAATTCCATTCTACTCGTAGTAACTCATCCTTAGGTGCATGATTATCTTCAATACCTACAAGTTTTCTCATTTAAAATATTCCTTTAGTTGAGGTACAGCTTTAACTACACTATCTCCTCGCATTTTATCTAAGTCGTTTGTAAAGTTAATAAATGTATCCCATAGTTCAGGATTAAATGTTCTAGCTTTCATACTCTCAACTAACTTGTCAAAATCTTCAAACAAGGATAAGTTTTTAATTGCTTTATCTCGTAAATCATCTGGCAAGTTCATTGGACTTAAATATGCTGGTTTGTTACAGATAGTAGTGAAACTACTGTTAGCACTTACTCTCTCGTATTTATCTTCCATTTCATGCAAGAAAAAATGCAAGTCTGGTAAGTTAAATACATTATAATTTTGTAATGTTACATTAAACATAATTTGTACATTTGGTAACTTATCATATTCTGATAGTGTGAATTCAAAATCTTCTAGTTCGTATTTGCCACCTCTAATATATCTATATAGTTCTCCAGTACCTTCTATACTAAAACATATACTAACACGTTTAAACTGTTTTAACAAGTTCAGTATTTTAGGATTTTGTACTGTTCCGTTTGTTGTGTAAAATAATTCAATGTTAGTCATATCTTCATCAATCAACCATTGTAAGAATTGATTATGATGTTTAGCCATCATAGGCTCTCCGCCTTTAAAGTCTATACGCTTTACATCTTTTAAATGAGGTAGCATATTGCGTAAGTCTTCTAATCCATATTGTTGTAATGGAACTGCTCTTTCATTCTTTTCATAACGCTTGTCTATTTTAGCTAACGCTATTTCTTCTTCGAACCAACTGTTACTTGCCCAACTTCCACACATACGGCATTTTAAATTACACACATTTGATAAGTTAATATCTGCTTGATAGAACTTTGGATTTGGTACATCATATGTATCAGGTGTATTGCCATTTATAAAATCAGCATCAAACTTCATAAACTTTTTATTAAACCACAGGCGTCTACTTTGTCCTACTAAATCTTCTCTCTCCCAACAACTATTGCAAGCACTAGGTTGTACACCTTTTAGAAAGTCTTTACGTAGTTCTTGCATACGTTCACTATTAAAGTTTTCCATAATAGTTTCATGTTGTGTATTAGGTAAACGACCTTTATTACTAAATTGACAGCATGGCTTAATATCACCATTTGCACTCAACGTGATTGCATGCCAAGGCATGTAGCAAAATTTATTCATTTGGCCAATCCGTTTGCATTGGGTCAATGCTTAGTTCGTTAACGTTTAAATGATAAGGCATATTAATTACATATTCTATCATATCTACGGCTTCGTTTAGTTTCATTACTGTTCTTCCTGGATGCTTATGTGCATTATTTTCCAGTGTTCCAAATGTAACATAACTTACTTTTGGTCCACCAGCCCATATGCTTTTTAAGCCCAATGCATTGCTTGTACTACGCAATGCCTTCTTTTCTTGTTGATAATGCCAGTCGCTACCTTTGGTGGCTCTGTCAGTTGTACTACCCAAAGACACGATATGTAGTCGTTTAAGGTTCTTTAAAGCATTTTTGTAGACTACATCTAGTAGCATAGTTTGATGATACTGCCATAGTGCGGAACAGTTAATAAAGACGTCATAATTAAGAGCCTTTTCTGCTAGTTTCTTTTTATATGAATCTTGACATAAATCATATCCCCAGTCAGTTCTATTGACAAAGGTTGTTTCAGGAAACCGTTCAGCAATTGCTTTTGCAACACCAAATTCTGGATTACCGGTTGCGATTATTTTCATTTATCTCACTTACTTAAAATTCTATTTTATATATATCGTCAAAGTTTGGTTTAGGATAAGGACTAATTCCATATGGGTATGGAATTTTACGATGCTTATCGTTACGTGGATCCATATACTTAGGCCAAGTTGTTGTTTCACCTGTTTCTGAATCTACTGTGTTACGTTTACCTACACCAATAATTAAATCAGTAGAGCCGTTGGTTCCAAGTAATCTTGCTGTTCCACTACGACTTCTAACACACTGACACAAACCTGTATCCCATCCTCTTGATGTTAAGCCGTATAAGAATGATAATGCTGCCATACCAATTTCAATGTTATCTGTATTAGCAATGCCATCTTCAACTCTTTTTTCTATAGTTTGAAACTTTGTTTCAGCTTCAGTTACGTCACGCTTACTAAACACCAATAATGTTGGAGCAAGCACTTGTGGGTTACCACCGTCTTCTTCTATAGTACGATCAGTATTTCTATGACAGCCTGTGTGTAGGGCTTTACGCTGATCGTAATCTGTATTTCTAATTACGTTTACAATGTAAGGTATCTTTCTATTTTTACTAGGGCAAAATAAATGTACTTCCTCACATACTTCTTGTATTACTTCTTTTGGTATTAATTCATCAGTCCAACTAAAGGTTGTACTTCTCGCAGAAATTATATCACTCCATTTATCCATTGTATTGTCTCCTTGTTATAGCACTATTTATGGCTAAACAAAATTCTTAAATTCTGGGGCTACTGTTAGTAAGTCACCTTTTTGTAATTCATCTGTTTTCATATTAAAATCAACAAATTCCTTCCAACGTTTTTCGTGCCAATCCTCAGCCCACATATACTTAATTGTATCTGCTACTTTTGGTATGTCTAAATATGGTTGTAAACGCTGTTCTGCTAGTTGTTTTAATTCTTTAGGTAATGTACGAATGTTGTACATTTCTGGATGATTAAGAATATTTAAATATATGTCTTTGTCAGGTATGCCTTTACTTCTAGTCCAATCAAACAATTCACTCATAGCACACATATTTAATACTTGTACTGTACAATGTACCTGAATTGCTACATTTGGTAATGCTAACAGCTTGTCAAATGTTTGTTCTATTTTTGGCCAACTACTTGGATATCTAACATATCTATCTCTGTCACCTGTTGCGTCAATACTTGTATTAAGTTGTACACCTTTGAAGTGACTCCAATAGTCAATCATCTTTTGTGGTATATTTGTTAAGTTTGTGTTATACTTTAATTTAATACCACTTGCTAAATCGTTTTCAATACAATAATCAAATAATGCATATTGACTTGTTGCTAACGTAGGTTCACCGCCTGTTAAATAAATTTCTTCAATAGTTCCTGCAATCTCTACAAAGTTTAATCCTGTTTGTTTACGATCAGGCCATACTTTCATAACTTCCATATAATCTAGTTCTTCATCACTTAATGGATCGTTTGGTGTAAGTTCTGCAAGTCCTGTTACTTTGTTCCAGTCTTTAACCCACATACTACTACTCCATGGATTACACATTCTACATTTTAAATTACATAAATTACCTAAACGCAAATCTACATAACGTATATCCAATGGTATTTCTTCAGCTACATTAACATCATCTTTATACCATTTTTCATTATATCCTGTACGTGGACTTCTTATGCCTGCATCTTCTTCACGGAAACATCTTTGACATGTTTCAGGACGTTCTCCGTTAATAAACTGCTTACGAATATTTTTATACCATTTACTATTCCATGCATCGTTGATATCATCTTTAAATATTCTATACGCTTTGCCACTTCCATCATCCTTTAGTACTTTATTGTTAGCAGGATTACTGTTACAACAAACACGAAACCCGCCGCCAGGATTAACCGCGGCATGCATGAATGGTAATACACAAAATGTATCACTTGGTAATTTTTTACTCATCTTCAAAAAACTCCGGACAAGCACTCTTAAAGTTAGTGCCTGATAACTTATCTTTTATAGCCATATGTTTTAATAGCTGTTGGTATTGTTCTTCGTCATATTCGTAATGCGAAGTTATATTATATCTATCTCTTAGTTTAGCATTTAAACTAGCATATGTCAAATACTTTGGTCTATATATTTCAACACTATGACTAAATTCATATTTATTCTTCTTAGCCCATTGTTCTGCCTCATCATGCTGAGCAGCATTAACTGCCATTGGAAGGAAGTTAATTTTCAATCCAAAGTTGTTGTGCATTGTTTCAATTTTTTTAAACTGTTGAAGATTCTTTTCAACTTCTTGCCAATTTGATCCTTGTCTGATATATTCAAATCTCTCGCCTAGTCCGTCAACACTTACAATAAACAGTACACGCTTAAATGTTAATAGCATTTTAAGCATTTCAGCATCTAATGGAATTGTTCCATTAGTAATAATACTTAGACGCACCGCTGGTGATACTTCCTCGTCATATAATTTTTTAATAATCTTTCTTACATGTGGAATCATTAATGGTTCGCCACCTGTAAATTTTAAATATTTTGTATCATAAAGTTGTTCCATCATTAGTGGCAATATATCTTTATGCCAACCAGTTTTCATTTGTGCTTCTTTTTTAACAACACCAAGCCATTCTTCTTCAGGGTTATTGTTTACTAGTGTTTGCCACTTACTACTGCTAACAGGATTGCACATAACACAAGTTAAATTGCATGTGTTATGCAATTTTAAATCCCAATACTGAATTCCTTCTGTGCCTTCAAACCATCTGTTAGCATCCATACGTAAACTATTTTCGCCTCTGTCTTCTTCTGCTTTACACTCGTAACAATTGGGCAACCATTTAGTAAGACTTTCTTCATATAGTTGGTCAAACTCTTCTCGCCAGCCTTCGTCATTATAACGCTTGTCTAAATCTTGATTCATGTACATACAACAAGGTCTGACGTTTCCGACAGGACCTATTGTTACTCCGTGTTTAAACATCAAACATTTTGGCATAATTCTTGTCTATTTCATTTCTTTGATAATCACTCACATCGCCATCTAATATCATATGAAATCTAGGCATCCCTGAGTTATTGTATACTGCATGTTCGTATCCAGTATTAATCTTAAATATGTTACCATCTTCAAATGGCATTTTTCCGTATTCTTCCATTACTAATCCACATCCGTCTGGATTGTTTAATGATACATTAGTAGCACCAAGTCCTACTTTACTATCTACATCTGCATGTGGACTTATCCAGCCGCCGGGCAATACTACTACAAAACGAACACGTGTATATCTATCATACAGTCCATTATTTTCTAGCCAGTCTTTTGTAATAGGGCAAAACTTTGCAATGTCTGTCCAGTCACTTAGATCTCTTTCTGCAAACTCTGGCAGTTGATAATCGTGTGTACTATTTGTATGTACACTACTCATTCCATAAACACACAAGCTCATCCAGCCTCCTGAATTATCTGCTCTATGAGATGTAAAACATTCTGTACGTAATAGTTGTTGTGCTTCAGCTTTTATACTAGGTGCTGGAAAAAATACTTTTGATTTAATTTCAACCCAAGGCACTTTAGTATTATCTCTAATAAAATCTGCATCGTCTTCTTTTGGTTGTAATTGTATTTCGTCAGCCAATGCTGGATTCTTTTTAACATCTTCCCATGCTGAGAAATGTTCTTGTGTTCTTTCATCAACTGGCTTAAACATATGTAATTTTCTATACTCTCGTATATCTACCATTGTCATATAAATTTTCTCCTACCTATGTTTACCATATCATAAAAATTTCCATTAAAATCACCATTCAAGTAAACTTTGTTTGAAATGTTTTGTACACTTCTTACATATGATATAGAATTAAATGTTGTATCTAATCCTTTGTTAAAATAATTTGATTCATACATGAAGATATTACTACATTGTAATAACACATTCTTATCATGTGGGATTAGTTCTATTATTTTATTACTTTCATTAACAATATTTATTACATTAAAATCATGCTCTAAATTTCTTATCTTATTCCACACACTTAACCACTGTTCTTTGCTATCAAAACTATCTAAAAACTTTTCCCATGTACCATGTCCATATACATACATTCCATCATAATCAAGTCTATGTTTGTTAGTTTCAAAGAAGTCATGAAAGTCTTTCCCATTCCATTCGTTGATTAGTATTTCCATCCACTTAACTGCATAAGAACTATAGTCTGCCCAAATAACTTTTTCCATTACCTCTAAACTATTTTCTATAAATTTAAATTGATGTAACCCACTACACGGACATACCATTACTTGTATATCATCTTGTATTACATGTGGTACTGATTCTGTGTTGAGAATATATAAAGAAGTTTCAGACATTACCTTAGCTTCAAGTAAACAAAACTTGTCTGGATAGTTTTCTTTTATATCATATATAATCTTTGGATCACTGTATTCTTTAAATAATTGTTCTTCTGTCCATTTAATATCATCTTCAGGGTATGTACATACTTTACAATTACGTATATTATATCCTATATTAAAAACTTTTAAACCTTTTTTTAGAGATGTTCTCAATATACAATTAAACAAGTTATATGGTTTCTTTGCTTCTTCGTAACTCCAACTACTAGAAGGAACATATTCATATAAGTTAGAAGCTCCTGTTGGTTTAATCCATTTAGGTGTGTAGTCATCGTGAAAGTGTTCTGTACTTGCTTCATACTCACGAATCCTACATTGAATACTTTCTGTTTGTTTTTGTAAATTAACAATAACACACTGATGATGGAATGTAGGCTTGCGTTTTCCAGGTCTATCTAAAATATGTCCTGCACAACCCCATTCTTCTTTGTCCCATTCCTCAACTGATTCTAATATTTGATCATCTATATCAGGATCACAAGGCCAACTACCTTCAGCCCATAACACTGCTACTTTAAATCCAAGATCTCTTAAATTTTCAAACGCATCCCATACTGCGTCCACTTCAATATCATGTATATAAGACGATTCAGTACTAAGGTTTAGATTTATATTAGTTGCTGTTTTTAAGATAGAAATATAATCGTCAGATGCTTTTTCTTCTAACTCTTTACATAATACACCACTGACTGATATATGACATATTTCTTTTCTTCTTATAAATATTTTCATTACGTTCCTATACTTTCGTTTGTACTATAACCTAATATAGATTTTACATTGCAATTTAAGTTATTATCATTTGGATCTGTTCCAAAGAACCAACAGTTATCAATCTCTTGTAATCTTGTTACTAAGTCAGCAAAACTACGTTCTAACTTAAATGGTTCGCTCATTACTTTTAGCAATACATAACTGTATATGTTGCTTGTCCAAAAGAATGTACTAACGTTATCTAATTTGTCTGTTATTTGCTTGTGTCCGCTGATTAAATCTACTTCAATAAATTCGTGTTCCATACATCCAACTTGACACCAAAAATCTAGCCAATTGTTTTCTCCGCCAAAGTGTTCAAGAATACTTGCCCATTGCTTTTTAGCATCTTTTAGCAATAATGAGTTTGCTTCTGGATACTTGCTACAAAACTGTTCAACAAACGCTGGATAGTCAATTCCGTCCCAATTTTCCACCATTAGACGCTTAAATTTGAGGCTGTGTGCGTCGAAATCGTACCAGACGAACTTTGTACTGTGTAAATCAAAACCGTAGTTATATGCGTTATATAGCAGTTTAAAACCTGCAGTTGTACCCACATATTGTTGGTATATTTTACCCTTATTTTGCTCAATAATGTCAACATCTAGTGGCTCTGTATTAACAAAATATACAGGACTACTTGGTATATTTTTACGTTTTATAATTACTCTTGCACCTCTTGAAATAGTATGATCTGTATATTTCTCATTCATTAGTCCATTTAAAAAGTTCTCTGGATCTGTTTGTGGTGCACCCACTACTATGTTTCTTTCTATGGTTTTACTTAATTCTACTGTACAGTCACTTATCCAATTCTCTGCCCAAAACTTATAGTTTCCAAAGTTAGGTGCTTTAGCAGGCCATGCAATAAATTCGTCTATATTCAGTAACATTAAACTATCTAAGTATTTTGGATGTACTGCGGTTATCCAATCTTTCTTTTCTAATCTAGTTATATAGGTTAGTATCTTTTTCTCAATACCTTCTGTTTTAGGCCAACAGCCATCAAACCAAAATGCAACATATTTGTGTCCCATTTTTCTAACATGGTTAATCCAGTCAATACTACTAGTATTATACAAGTTAACTATGCTTGATGTCAAGTGATTATCACATTCTACTTGTTGCAATAACAGTAGCTTTTGTTTCAATTCTTCGTGTTCGCTGAGATGTGTGTTTTTTGGTATAAACACATTTACTATTTCACAGTCACTTACAAATTGATAATCCCAATCTTTTTGGCCTTTAATCATTCTCTGCCTGTTTTTGTAATTTTGTTAATTTATTTCTAAGGTTAGTCATAGTTTTATCTGAAACTTTTTCTAGTTCTGAAATATATATTACTTGTTCCAAATTTTTAATTTCTGTTAGCAATTTATTTTTCATCGTTTGAATCCTTTAAAAAATGCTGCTTCTTGATCTTTCACTCGCTGATCGACCTCGTCCATTCCTTCCAGTTTTATTCCTAAATGATCTTTTATCATTGACTTTAGTGTAGTATCTTTGGGATACCTGTTTTCAAGATCTCTAGTATATTTTCTCATCTTGGTATAGTTTAATTCATCTGGTGGATTATTTTCCATGTACGTTATAAACCTTTCCATTTCTGGATACCATTCATATGCTTCTCTTAGTCTATCAATTATTTTAGTTCTATATGGTTGAGGCCATAAGTTTGGTCTTAGATACTTTGGCGTTTGTAATACGTTGGCTGTAATAAACTTTAATTCAATTGGACTTTCTTTCCAAAATTGATAAAACTCTGGCATATGATAAATGTTATGAGATTGCACTGTTATACCAACAGCAAGATCTATTGTTGGTTCTGCATTAAGAACAAGCATATTGTTATATACTGTATCCCAATCACCATCTTGTCTAATATAATTGTATACTTCTTCAACGCCATCCATGCTTACTTTAATGTTAACATGTTTAAATTGTCTCCACATTTCAACTAAGTCGTATTTTTTAAATTTAATATGACTTATATTTGTTGCATAACGTAATTTAATTTTTGATTTAACTTCTGTGGGTATTCCTTCTAGTAAGTCATAATGCTCTTGATTAATGATTGGTTCACCCCCTGTAAATTGTAGTGTGTGAACATTATCCCATAGATCAGGCCATTCATTTAAACTTGCGAATAAATCCGTAGGTCGTAAAAGTCTAGTTTCGTAGCCATCTTTTGTATACTTCTTAATAATATCTAAGTCTTTTACACGTTTATAACTACTATGTGTACTGCACATAATACATTTTAAATTGCAAAAGTTACTTACTTTAAGTTCTACCCACATAGGTTTATTATCAACACTGAAATCATCATTGACTTTAACTTTGTCACTGAAGTCTTTCCAGTTGTCTTTTTCCCATTGTTGACGGTTGCTTACAATGCCGCTATCCTCTAAGTGCCAGCACACATTACAACGTTCTGGTCTTTCGTCCTCTGCCAAAGCCCGTCTTAGCTCTTTATAGTTTTCGTTATTCCAGCTTTCAAGAGCTGTCTCCCCTGGTTTATTCAATGGGATTTCTTGTGCCTCACAACACGGCACAATGTCTCCGCCTGCTGTTCCGTAAATATGCATAAACGGTAGCATGCAGAATGTTTTGCTTTTCTTTAGTTTATCCTTGTTTATCATGATACTCTAATATATTCTTAAATTTTGGTGCCATACTAATGTCTTGGCCTCGGTGTTTCAGTATATGTTTTAGTTCTGTCTTATACATAATACTATTGTCTTTTTTACTATGCGATTTGCATAGCTTCTTTAAAAGTTTATATGCAGTCTTAAATTTACCTGCATTTTTGTTGAACCCTGAAAATTGCTGTTCAACAATCATATCTAATGTTTGTTTATACCAATCTGGCCAATGCTCTACACTCATATAGTGTGGCTCATATACCGTCTGTAGTATAACTCCTATTCCTTTATGCACTCTTGCCCAATGTATAAACTCATGTAGCTGTGGAGCGTTAATAACGCTTACAGTGGTGGCTGTAGCTATATTTAAGCGTCCTGTAGCGTCTCTAAGTTCAATCCACTTGTCAAGTGTAGCTTCTATTTTTTCCCACTTAGATGGGTAACGTAGTAAGTCATTTGTACTACCTACACCATCTATGCTAGGACTTAGTTGTATATGTTTAAATTTCATTAATGCATCTAGTTCAAGTTTGGCTGGATACCATGTACAATTTGTAAATATCTCTAAGCTAATTTGTCCTGCTAGTTCACTGTCCGCTAACCTAACTATAAGATTTAAAAACTGTTTGTGTAAAAATGGTTCACCACCTGTTACTTTAATAAATTTAACATGCTTTAAATTATTTAAATCTAAATTATCTAAATCATATTCTTGTACTTCTTTTAATTTTTTAATTTTGTCTTCGCTACTTATTCCCAATGCTATTTCGTCTTTGTCCCATGTATGACTGAATTCACTTCCACAACTTAAACATGCTAAATTGCAAAGTCTACCCACTGTTATTTCTAAGTACTCTAAACGTACAGTGTCTGTAAAGTCATCAAAGAATTCGTCAGCCTCAGTTCTCATACTGCTACCTTTAACTTCTTCATCTGATTTACATTTATAACAACCTGGGTGCCATTCATTACGCATCATAGTTTCACGTATTTCGTTAAAACCTTTTCCTTTTAAAAATCTAGTATGAAACCTACAACAAGGAGTCGCAGGTTGTCCATGCATAAGCATTTCAGCTTTGAATGGATACACACAAGCATTACTAGGAAGTTTATTCAATAGCTTCTCCTATTTGAATAGCATACCATTTGCCATCTTTTTCAATTGCAAACTCTCCATTTACACAACCTAGTTTTACTGATTGTATAGATAGTGTACTATTGACTTGCACTCCGGTTTTCATATTGCCAGACATTATAGGTGGTGTTCTTTTATCTGCTGGTATTCCTTTTCCTAGACCAATTCTAAATTCATTACCATTTGTAGTCTTAATACCTTGCCATCTAACCATAATAGTTGGATCGTCATTTAACTTTGTATATTGATAACTCTGTGTTACACTTACACCTATTTCGTTTCCTTCAAGATTACTTGTTGAATCTATTACATTCTGCCAAAGGATATCTTCACAGTTTTCTGGACCCATGTTATTAAATACCATATGGGCTCTAATTGGATATTGTCCTTTAGTTGTTATGTTAATAGGATCATCATATGTTGTCATAAAAGTTTCCCTTGTTCTTGTGTCGCTTCAATGCTTTTGAAATATTAATTCTATTGTATGTTTCATCTCTATGAAATACGTCCCATTCAGTTCCACGAGCACCTTCTGCAATATGTACAGTTTGTGTAGGAATTAATCCATAATGTTTACATACTGCCATGTGCGATGCCATATATTTTTTAGGAATAGTATCTGGTGAAAACTCTGCCATTAATCTGTTAGCAATAGCAGTATTAAGATGATTACCATGATTCCAATCTGTTTGTGTTTCTAAGCTACCATCAGTAGCACGTTTAAAGTCTTTTTCGTTTACTTTACTAAACACAATACCTGCACGCCAGTTACCACAACTAAGTCCTTTTGTTGTACTAAATGCAACCATTTTAATACATGGTTCATCTAAGTTAACAGTAATACCAAAGCAAGTTCCAAACCATGCACAATCAACAAACACTGGAATCTTTAGTCTGTTACATGTTTTCATTAAGTCTTCCCATTGTATTGGAAGTCTGCCTGTTGCACTAAATGGAACACTTACTACAACTGCATCACCTGCAATTAATCCACAATCTTCAATACAATCATCCCAACCCAAATGAGTTTGTAAGTATGCATCTCTATGATATGGGTACTCTCCTCTAAACATTTTTAGATCCATGTTGTTAACTGCACAATAATAATGCCACCAATCTAACGCTTGCGTAGTACCAACGCTTGCATAACGCATTGGAAATGCGTCTAGTCCTTTAAATTTATTTAATGTACTACTTTCTATCCATCCTTGATATCTATCAAGCATAATATTTGATTCATCAGCAATTGTAGTGATATCAATTTTAGGAAAGAATGTTTCATTTAAAAAATCAAAATATTGTTGATTCCAGACGCTGTTGCCACTGGTACCAAAATCTGGGTTACTGTTCATATAATTTTAACTCCTTTATTAATTCAAACGTGTTTGTTCCACGTAATCTGTCTAAGTCTTTTGTATACTTGACAAACCAATCCCATTGCTTTTCTTGTTCTTTTTCGTTTACCTCAACTTGTAATCCATCTCTGATAGCATGTATTCCAGTTTGGTAATGTATTTCGTCTACATGATAACTGCCTTTAGGCCAAATGCTTTGATCTGGAATAGACAATAGCTTATCATACATAATATATTTTAACACATCTGGCATGTATGCAATATTTAAATATGTAGGATTAACTACAACATTACTCATGCTTATACTTGCTCTATGCATGTGTTTTTCTTTAAACCAGTCCCATACTTTGTCTAACCCAAATACGTTTGTTAACATAACTGTTACTGCAAACACAACTTCAATGTTAGGATATGTATAAAACTTTTCTATGTTTTCTTCTAATTCTTTAAATGTATACGATCCTCCTCGTACTACACTGTATAATTCATCTACTGCTTCAATACTGATAAGCAATTCAATATGCTTAAAGTGTTTAAATATCTCCTGAAAGTCATCATCGAAAACTGTAGCATTTGTACTAATGTCTAGCATAATATTCTTTGCTAGTCCTTGATCAATAAACCACTGTAATATTGCTTTACAACTCTCATCATACAATGGCTCTCCGCCTCTTAATGCTACCCACTGTAGGTTACGAAAATAGTCTGGATCAGCAAACAAGTTATCAAGGAATGTCATATCTTCTACACCGTGATATCCTATTTGTGCTTGTTTCCAATAGTCTGGCTTTTCTTTGTTTAGTTTCTTTCCATCTTTGGTCCACCCTGTACTTACAAAAGGATTACAATGTATGCATGCTAAATTACATTTATTACTGATTGTAAAATCTAAATAACGTATGTCAGGCTTACTGTTTGCTGTGTTCTTAATACTTCCTTTTTTAACATCGACATCAAGTTTATCCCAAAAATACATTCTACGACTTTTACCGCTTTGTTCTTTTTTGGTACATGCTAAACATGCTTCTGGAACTATTCTACTTGCATGCGACTTACGCAATGCTACTGCTTCTTCACTGTTTAATATCTCTGGTAATGTTTGTCTTGTAATGTTTCCAAACTTGCCATTGTAAATAATGTCAGGCAATACTGCACCGCCCCACTTAATAGTTAATGCGTTCCATGGTGCTAAACATGTAGGGAATCTATGATCATCTAACATAGGATTTTTATACATTATGCTTCAACTCCACATGTTCGTTGACATGTTTTCCATTTTGCGCCTTTGACGCTTAACTTAACATGTTCGTTATACCAATCAGACTTTAATATATCATACAAAGAACTATCTTTTAAATTATTATCTTTTCTAGCCTGTACAAATGTTTCATCTACTTCATTAGCAATATTATGCTTTTCTAAATGAACTCCAAATAGACTAACATGACAACATGGCCAAACTGTACCCCAAGGATCAATTTGAATCTCTTGTGCATTGTACCAAGGACATTTTGTTTTTTGTTTTTCTGAAGTGTTCAAATAAGTATCATACATATCACTTGCTTCTAATATATGTACTTTGTGTGGATTTGTACTTTCAATTCTATCATCTTTTAATTTTATTCTTTCTTCTGGAATACCTTCAGTTGCTGTTATTTTATATTCTTCATCTTTATCTTTTATAACCATATTTGAAGAATGACTTCTACGTTTAACAAGTTGCATTGCTCCTAACGACCTTGCTAAATCTTCAACTTCTTTATGCTGATGTTCGTTATGTTCAAACATTGTAAATTGTATTGTAGCATGCCCGCCTGCTTCGGAAAACGATTTTACATTTTCACAAATTTTATTAAAGTCTGTACGTCTACGATATATGCTATGTGTGTCTCCCATTCCATCAATTGAGAAGTCTACTTTATGATTTGGAAAGTGATGCATTACACTAGCTAAGTCATGCCAAAACTTTGGTCCTCTCATACTTCCATTTGTTGCAATTGATGGTGTACTTCTTGGGTGTGCATCTAACCATACTTCCATCATTTCTACTAATTTTGGATGCATCATTGGATCGCCCCAATTTCCATTTAGATTTAGTCTATGTATATACCAACGTTTAGTATCTTCATATGCTATACGTTTCCATAAGTCAAAATCAAAATGTGCTAGTTCTAAATTTGATTCAGTTTCCCCGCCATCTTTGTTTCTTACACATGCACCGCAACGTGCATTGCAATGACTACTAATGTCAAACTGCAATGAAGTAACATTTTTATGCCATTCCATTATATCAGCCATTAAAATCTATTCTCCAAGGATACATTGTGTAGCCTGCTGGCTTTAAAATATATTCTTCAAACAATATAATAAGTACAATACCAAACACATACTTTACCCATGTAGGCCAAGTGTTTTGCCATCTTGTAAATGGTTTCAATATCCACATCCAAAAACTTGCTACTTTACCCCAAAACCAATCACCAATATTAAACGGTGGCGTTTTCCATAAAACTACTGGAATGAAAAGATACCATATCCAAACTGGTATTTCATCTGTTGGTTCAGATGCATATATTAGAAAACATACCATTGCTAATAGATATATTCCAATGTAATTTTTTAAATGATTATACATAACTCTCACAATCTCCTTCTCTAACTATATCACTTGTTAAACAGTGAATGCCACCATCCCAAAAATACTGATGTCTAAAATTCCAGTAAATTGGTTCAATGCCGTGTGCTTCCATTTCAGCAAATGCTTGTTCGTTTTTTCCTGTACAAATAACTGTGCTTTCATCTAATGATAATACATTAACATCAAACACACTTTCATCTGGACAACCTACCCAATGCTCTAACCACTTGCTTACATATTCTTTATGAAATCTACGCTTACGAGTTTGTTGAAAGTCTTCGGGCATATCAAAGTCATCATCTACTTCAATAATAGTCCAGTTTTTCATTTCTTCTGGTACCCAGTTTTTATTCCAGGTCATCAGTACGCCAGGTTTTAGTAGAGCTATTTTTCCGTCGATGTGTCCTCCTACTGGTATGTCCAAAAATTGGGTGTCTGGATATCGCAACTTTATTTCACGTTGAATCCATTCGCGGCCCAGTGCCGTTCCTCTGCCTCGTTTATTGTCTCCCTCGTAAGGTTGGCTAAACAAAACGTGGCGTCCACACTTTATCATATTAGCCGCATGATAAAGCAGTCGATCGTTTTTTACAAAGTGGTCGTATTTTTTACCACTCTCTACTAGTACTCCTGGCATACTAACCCAATCTGCACCTTCACGAAACCATTTACTACAATGATCGTAATATGCGAGATTTTCAAAGTAGCGATTATCGCTACCTGTAAACAGTTCAAAAATACTATTACCATATGGCATTAATGTATCACGTGGCATTAATGGGTGGTTTGGAAAACCACAATGCATCCATGGTAATTGAATCTGTTCTTCACCTGTGATTGTAAATATATTCTTTGGACGTATTACTTCAATACCTTTGCCCTTTAATATCCCCTCCAGCACTTGTAAGTCCTCTGCTGTTTCTGTAAAGATCTGACGCATAACATCACGAGTCTCTTTGTCCTTATGCCAATCAAATGTTTCAGGTGGAAACGGAGCGCCAAGCACTACTTTTTTTAGCGGTTGAAACTCGCTCCATGCATTTACTGATTTATTCATGTGTATCCTTGTTTAAAGTCTTTTGAACGAATTGTGTTCCTGTGCGATGTATGTCTGGACCTATTTCACCTGGTCTACCACATGCACTTTTACAAATTGAAAAAGGTGTAGGTGTGTTCCAACTATCTTCAATACGTTTATATTCTTTGCTAGTATTTATTTCATCTATACTATGTCCACTTGTAATGTGTATATTTTTTACATCTTTACCCAAGAACAATGATAACTTATCCATTGCATGTTGACTATTCATATGACAACATGGAACAACATAGCCGTCAAATCTCATTGACATTGCTTCTGAGTTAGCGTTTGGTCCTACTACTTTGCATCTAGGATATATCATTTAATATCTCTTGCCATGTTGCACTTTTTAATAACATATGTGCCGGAGTTCTTCTATCACCAACCATTGGTTGAAATTTATCAAATCCCAACTCCTCAGCTAATTGTTTAGCTTTACCTACTTGATGATAATTGTGTTCAAACACTACGTATCTCCACCATAGACTTCCATTCCAATTTTCTCTGACAGTTTTTACTCCTGCCATAATACTATTCCATCTTGCATTGACTCTATATATGTGATTAGTATCTTCTAATCCGTCAATGCTAAATTGTAGCCAATCTTGTTTTCTTAATAAACTAGAAAAATGTTTCCACCACTTTTCATTACGTCCACTGCCATTAGTTGAAATAATTACTCTGGGTCTAAATTCTAAAGTATTAATATATTCCAATTGTTCTGTCATTGTACCACTGTATATTGGATCGCTAAGAGCACCATTATAAGTAACACAACTAATTCTATTTCTAGGATGTAACAATGCTTGTAAGTATTCAAGTTTTAAATCTGTTATATCCCAATTACGATTTCCAGCCGCCATGTCTTGTGTTCTTGTACAACCTGGGCATAATAAATTACATCTGGTACTAGCATCAACATTAAATCTTCTGCCAACTCGCATAAAATTTATATTTAAACCAGCATATGTACCATTATCAACTGTCATAAATATATTTATCTACATATATAATGGAGTACATATGACCCGAATCGCTAAAGATATTATAGCAGGAGACGACTTTGTTGTCAATGTGTTTGACGCAAAGAAAGAAGATTTAACAGATAATTATAAGGTATACGAAGCATTTGAGAGCGGATGGCCAGTGGTTATTAAGAACTTAACTATTCCACAACTTGATTATGATTATTATAACGACTTACCAGATTGGACTATCCCCGATAATAAATGGATTATGCCATGGTATAACAGCCATATCAAAAAACGTAATAGATTAAGAGATGAACGTAATTGGTCTGAGGAACAAATAGACTTGTTTCATAAGAAGCATAAACAATCACAACAAGGTTGGAACGAAGTATTTGATATGCTATTCCCACATTACAAAACAACCGAACGTATGCTCAGTCACAGATACAATACATTAGTAGAAAATAAACTACACCTAGACGAACTAGATGAACAACATACAGGCAATGAACAACAGATACGTATGTTTGTACAACTAGATAAGAAACGTCCTAGAGTGTTATCTTTTGGACCTGACTTAGAAAAAATGTACTATGATTATAAAGATGAATTTAATTTAGGTGAGTTAAACAAAAACGATATACATACATTTATTACTGAAATGCGTAATAGATGTGTTTGGAATGAACAACAATGGGATCAATTTCACCACCCATTACATTATATTACTTTTAATCCAGGTGACATTTGGTTCTTTAATGCACAATGGATAACACATCAAATTGTGTTTGGTACAAAGCTACAATGTTTTGAAGCTGATATATTAAATGAGAGCTTGGTTAAGCCTGACCTATGCATGGCTAAAAGAATTATAAATCTATAATCTATTTATTATGCTACTACTGTATATTCGTAAAAGTATGTTGTACTTGATGGTGCTACACTTACATCAAAGTAATAATCATAATAATCGCCACTGATTTGAGTCTTAGTAATATTACCTGTTACTGTCATTGAAGTTCCTGATGTTGTACCAACATAGAATGTATCACCTGTTGATAAGTTATCTAGAACATAGTTAATATCACGGCGTAAGTCATGATCGTGTCCTTCATCTATTCTAATACGGACTTGTGCGTTTCCATTTGAACCGTCAGCTGCTGTATACCATTGTGCTTGTGATGAGCCTGAGTCCATGTAGTATTCACCACCTGTAAATGTTTCACCTGACGATGGAGCAGTCCAGTTTTGTGATGGATCAGCAATATGGAACCATTGTGATTTAGAAAGAACATTACTATAATCACCTGCTTGTTTCATTAACCAAACTTGTCTCAGTTCGCCATCTTCTGCGGTGTTATCACTTATCGCAGTTATAGTAGCACTAACTTGTCCGTTTGAAACTGTTAGAGTTCCACTTGTTCCAGGATTACCTGATATGTCATTCCAATTTGGATCACCAGCTGAATCATAGCTACCATAATATGTTGAAACAGTAGTGAAATATACTGTAGTTCCATTTGGTGCATTTGTTGTTGCTGTCCATGTCATAGTATCACCTTCTGCTAATTGCGCCTGATAATTTGCATCGTCATAATTACTACTGCTGATAGTATTAGCACCATTAGTAGAATGATCAATTGTTGTTGTTACGCTCCAATTAAAATCAGAAGCGTCTTGAGTAGCTGGTGTTGTTGATGTATCATTAATTGTAACACTCTTACTTGCGTTGCCATTATCTAATGCTATTTGTAAAGTTTCTGTTCCTTCTGTAGTAGTATCAGCTGTAATGTTTAAAGTTATGGAATCAGTTGTTCCAGTTACAAAGTTTCCTGTAAGGCTAGCATTATCAATATCTGCACTAGCAACTCCTGTAATTGTATATGGCAAGGTAGTTCCATTGGCTACGCCTGTTGTTGTTAACGTTATGGTAACTGTACCACCTTCATTAACTGTTGAATAATCGCACGATAAGCTATAGTTTATTGATACTGCATCTTTTTCTGCATGTAGATCACCGTCTGGTGTTTGATGTAATGTCCAATCACCAATCTTAACTCCGCCATCTGCTATAAAAGGTCTTTGCGATCCTGTTATTGCAGTCTCTGATAATAACATATCTCCGTTACCGTCAATAGTCATTCTCCAATCACCAATACGTAATCCTTTATCAACTCTAAACATTCGTTGTGAGCCTGATATTGTATGCATATTTGAAACTTGCAGATCGCCATTTGCTAATTCTACGATAGTCCAATCGTTTAAACGAACTCCAGCATCTGCCATAAACGCTTTTTGTGCCATAATTAATCTCCTATAGAATTTGTCTTTATTATATTTATTTCAGAGAATGTAATGATTAACTATTAGTTTTACCTGCGTAGTTCGTTATTGCCCCATAGTTTTCCAAAATCAATACCAGTAGTACGTTCTGGAAAATAATCTTCACAATCGCCTTCGCGATATAAGTCTACAGTTGCACAATGTAATCCGCCATCCCAGAAAAATCTATGACGCATATTGCAAGTAATTACATCTACCTTATGCTCGCCAAGTTTGTCCTCTAATACTTTACTAGGACCACTAGCAACTACTGTATTCTCATCTATGCTTAAACAATTAACATCAAAGTTAGTTTCAAAGCAACTACCTACGCTTGGATGCATATATAAATCAATAAACTTATTTAATGCAACATTATGTTCTTCTCCAGCAATCCAATAATCTGCTACAGGTCTTTTTTTAGATCCTCTCCATTTATCTTTTTCAGATATACGAAAGTCATTCCATGCTGTTGTATGATCATTGTGAGCTCGTTGTATTTTAATAACATCCCACCCAGGAAATGTTTGTTCATATTTGTTTACGTTAGTATGACTTATTATAAGTCCAGGTTTTACAAGTGCCATAACTGCATCAGTATGACCACCCATTGTTGTTGTGTTTATTCTAAAATCATATCCAAACTTCTCATTAAATTTATCTACCCATGCTTCTGCTAAATGTCTTGTAGGACCGTTGAAGTCGTGTATGTCAATTATAATGTCTTTGCCAGCTCTCATAATACTAGGCCAACTCATTGTAAAGCCTGGTTTACCTACTGCATCAAATATGTTTAATTCTTGTTGAGGATCAGCAATATCAATTAAATCACTACAGCCAGCCCAAGGTGCATAGTTGTCGAATATATTATGTGTATCTTCTTTTGTTCCGTGAAATATTCTATGTACAGGATTTGTAGTTCCTGTAATCATATGTTCACCAAATATAATTTGATCGTCTCTAGGTGCATTAAATGGTTTAGGAATATATCCATTAGAGTCTATAAATTCTGCTACACTGTTATATCTTCTGTCTTTTAGTACACAAGCTTCAGGCATTCTGTAAACTTGCACACCATACGATTCTTCTAAAACTTTTGCAAAGTAATCCAAGTCTTCACGTGTTTCTTCATTTACTTTGGTCATAGCATCTGCTACTTTTTTATCTGGAAAATCTGCAAAAAAGTCTTTAGGTAATGTACTTCCTATTAATACTTTTTTTAATGGATCCCAACTGTTGTAACTTTTAAATCCAAATTTATCTTCTTGTCTCATTATTTCCCCACGGCTTTCCAAAAAATTGTCCTTGTTTTCTAGTTGGAAAATAATCCTTACATTCACCTTCTCTTATCAAATCAACTGTTGCACAATGTACTCCACAATCCCAAAAATGTCTGTGTCTCATTGGTGCTTCTACTAATTCAACATTATGTTTTTTTAATTTCTGTGCTAGTTCTTTATCATAATAATTACATACAAGTGTACTTTCGTCTATGCTTAAACAATTAACATTAAAATGTGTTTCGTAAACATGTCCTACTTGCATCCACTTGCCTATAAATTCATGTAATACATTATTACTTTCTTGACCATCTATCCAGTAATTAATTACACTAGGTATATTATTCTTTTGTTCCCAATATGCATCTATATATTCGTCCATTGGTCTGTCTACATATATTACTTCCCATCCAGGATATAGTTCATCATAATTATTAACTTTTCTATGACTTATAATTAATCCTGGCTTAACTAAACAAATAACTGCATCACTGTGTCCACCCATTTCTATTGTGTTTACTCTAAAATTAGGCATATGTTTAGGTAACCAAGTATTAGCAAATTCCATAGTTCCTTTGTTATGATGGCTTATATCAACTTGTATATCTTTACCTGCTCGCATAATACAAGGTGCATCTACATCAAACTCATCCGTCATTAATGTTTCCTTGAACTTAGTCATTTCTGGATCATTCCACTTTTCATCAAAATCACGAGTAAGATTAATATAGTCATCACAACCTTGCCACGGTCCCCATGTGTTATATGCATGATTAGCACTTGTATTAACTAGTGTATCACCCATTACAATAAAATCATCTCTAGGACTAAGCATTGGTTTTTGAATTGTATTACTATATTCAATGTTTTTATTTACATCATCAATTGTATTGCCTCGTTTGTCTATAAACTTACTAGGCGTTTGTATTACTTTGACACTTGCACTTTTTAAAATATTAATAAGGTTGGCAATATCTTGTCTAGAATCTTCATTTACTTTTTCTAATGCATCACCTATTCTTTTATCTTTATATACTGAAAAGAAATCTGTAGGATATACATTGCCAACCATGCATTCTTTTAGTCTATCCCAACTATTCCAACTGTTAAATCCATACTTCATTAAAAATCAATACTCCATTTACAATCCCACTGACGATAAGTTTCTGCTTCAGTTATATCAGAGGTCTCTTTTAATTCTTTCAAATTCGGGCGACACTTTGGTAATATCGTGTTGTCTGAATCTGTCGTAGTTTTCTGTGATTTGAACATACTGTTGCATGATGTCAGCATCATACTTATGCTCAGTATCCAAACTAAAATTAACAACCTCCATAAGAGGTTCTTCATATTGCTCAAAATGCGGACTATTGCCAATGCTTTTGAGAAATTCCAAAATCTGTTCACGTTGTTCTTTCTTTAACCATTCAGGAGCATTTGCCATGCTATAGTATGCCGGCTCTACTAACTGATTGGTACTCATGCCAATGCCTCTATTACTAGTCATCTGGTAATCATGCATATACTTCCAAAACTTAGTTATATGCAATGCGTTGGTCATTTGGTTTACTGTAGTAACACGTACCTTAATACGCTTACCTGCTTTAGTATCAGCAAACTGTACTAATTTATCAAAATTCTTCCAAACACTTGCCCATTTAGATGGAGGACGTAAATAATCATTCATATCTCCCATTCCTTCTAACGAACAGTTAACAATTACTTTCTCAAACTTAGCTAGTTGATTAAGCCATTTGTCTTGCATGTTAGTTATGTTTGTGTAAAAACTTAATTCAATATGTTCAGCATGTCCACTTTCTGTTGCAATATCTAACAACTTAAACATATCTTGTGCTACTGTTGGTTCGCCACCTATCAGTTTTATCTTACGAGCATAAGGTAACATTCTTTCAAAACTTTCCCATTCAATCCCTGGTTGAAGTAATGCTTCTTTTTTATTTGCAATATTGCCGTCCCAATCAGGATGGTTCGCTCCGAGTCCGCTTTGTACCATTGCCGCACGTTCCACACTCACTAAATGAGATGCTTCTTTGTTGCACATCTGGCATTGCAAATTGCATAAGTTACCAAGTCTAAAATCAAATTGTAATGGCTGATCAACTTTCCAATCATTAGCTGATGCATCTGCTACTATATCATCAATAACATCTGCCCATACTTTGTTTTCCCATTGGCGTGAACTCATTATTCCATTACGCTCTAAATGATGACATTCAATACACTCTGGTAGTTTCTCACCAGCAGTCATTTTACGTCTTACTTCTTTTATATATTTGTGATTCCATGTACCATCAATACCTAGCTTCTCTTGATTAACAAGTTCAGTAGGTTCTTTAGCCATACAACATAATCTAAAACGACCTCCGTTGTATGTACTATATTGAACAAATGGTAATGCACAGAATCCACTCATATTATGTCATTGCTATAAAAGCATCAGCTCCTTTAGATTGATTTTCGACCCAAGTCTTTGCTGCATTCTCATCAGCTAAATCACTAATATATTTATAACATATAAATGGCTTTTGAAAGTGTTTACATACTTTGGCAATTGCATATGCTTCCATATCAACACAATCACTTTCAAGTTCTGGTGCTGACGTTACAAAGTTATCACCTGTGCTTAATATGTATGCACTGTTACTAAGTTCTATATCACCATCAAATCCTGAATTATCAAAAGGTGTAACACCTAATTCTGCTTGTGGTCTTGCATCCATATCACGTTGTCTAACTGTACCTATTTGTAGTAACTGTCCGGCTAGTTCAGGTTTTAATGTACCTGCTGTTCCGTAATTAATAACAGCTTCACAGTCTTTTTGTATACATGCTAACGTAGCAAATATAGATGCGTTTACTTTTCCAACACCAGTATACCATACTTGGAATTCTGATGAAGGTAAATCATGGTCTGGTAGCTCTTCTTTGAGAGCAACTAAAATGTATTTCATGTTCTTTCCTATATATCTAAATTTTTTAATTCTTCACCAAAGTGTTTCCATCTATCTTTATTAGTATGTTTTTCTAAAATCAATTCTCTGGTCAAGTCTTCGTCTAAGTCACCATGCTCATCTATGTGATGTAGAATAATATCTAAAATTTTAGCAATTGGTGTCTTTAATGCCGGGTGTTCTGATTGTTTAAAATCAGCTATTTCTTTTTTAATTCTTTCTTTAGTTTCTTTACTTAGGTTTCTATGATTTAAATACTTTGATGATACCTTTGGCATAACTTCTGGGTTAACATTAAACCAACCTAACGTACATTTACCTACTTTTTTATAAAGCCATTTTACTGTATCAATTCCTTGTCCTATATTCAATGAAGTTAATACTGTATTGGATGAAAATTCTATATTGACTTCATTAGTTATAGCTACATACTTATCTACAGTATCTTCTAAATCTTGCCAAACATATTTTCCTGGCCTTTGAAGTTTAACTTTGTCACCTACTCCATCTAAACTAAAAATAATTCTTACTAGTTTTATTTTCTTCCAACATGCTATAACACGTTCACTAGGAAATACACTTGCATTAGTATGGTATTCCATTTCTAGTTGAGAAGGATCAGCGTTTTGGTTAATAACCATTTCTAGTAAGTCATCATGTTTCTTTTCTAACATAGGCTCACCACCTACAAATTTTAAATAACGTAATTCTGATAAGTCATCATCAATGTTAGTATTATCTTGGTGAAAGCCTTTGGGAACTTTTACACCTGGATTTTTTATTGAAAATATTGTACTACTTGCTAATGGTCCACACATTACACATGCCATATTACACAAGTTACTAACACCTGTTTCTAAGTATCTAATCTTTTCAGTTTGAGGTTTAGTTGATGTTACTTTTATTCTGTGACCAATTTGTACTCTAGGTACACTATCCTGTGGGCTAGGAATTCCTGCATCTTCTTCTTCTAATCTTTTCTTTTCTATTCTCCAGCATTTAGCACAACCAGAAGGATATTCTCCATTGATCATTTGCTCTCTTATTCTAGAAAAATATTTTCCTTCTCTGGCTGCTACTAACCCATCTTTAATGTTTGGAACGTTAGGGTCACCTTGAGTGTGAGGTCCTTGCCATCTACAACATGGAAATACATCACCGGTTGGTCCTATTGCTGCACCTGACCATGCATATGCACAATAACTTTTTGTTGGAAGTTCTTCTATTTTTTCTCTAACAGTTTTGGGTCTAAGTTCCATATGTTTAGTTTTTCATACCCCATAATTCTTCAAACTCATCTCTGCAATAAATCATTCTTTCGTTGTTGCCCCATAGTCTTTTAAAGTAACTATCGTACATACTTCTAATATCTTCGTTTGTATATTCTGTTGGAATTAAATGTCCTTTAACACAAAAGAACAAAAAGTTTACTTCTTTCCAGGATACGTTTGGTATTATATTGCTATAGCTTTTCATCTGGCTCATCGAGAAGATATGCCATTTCAGGGAAGGTAGCACGGAAGTCTGTGCCTCTTAATTCATCTAATTTATTAATGTATTCTCTGAATTCAGGAAGTCTTCTGCTCCAATCTTCACTACGGGCAAAACTAATCATGCCTCTGAGTCGTTTAATTCCGTAACTAGCATCTAGCCATTTCTCGTATGATACTTTGCCTTTGTGCCAACTAGGAACACCTAGTTCCCAATTTTCTTTCCACCATTCAATAAATTCTTCGTACTTAGCTTCAGTCTTATCTAGGAATTCATCTGGTAGCACTTTAACATTTAAGTGTCCTGGCCAATATACAAAATGATAGTTAATACCACCTGCACCAAAAGGCCACATGTTTGTTTTCTTAAATCCATGTTGTAGTTTCCATTTAAGGAAGTCTGGAATATAATGAATGTTTAATGCATTAACTGCACAAGCAATAGTAATTTCTACATTATTACTTGTTCTAGTATCTAGTAGTTCAAACTGTTTTAGATTATGTTCCCATTCACTTGGGTATCTAATATAATCATTCATACCTTCAATGCTATCTACACTATAATGGAATCTTACTTTTTGAAAATGTTTCCACTGCTCTAATAGTCTATCTGGAATTTCAATACCATTACTATTATAACGCACTTCGATTTGATGTGCATATCCCATTTCAATAACTTTATCTAAGATATCGTAATGTTCTTCAATAACAGTTGATTCACCACCAGCAAAATATAATTGTCTAATATATGGAATCTGTGCATAAAATTGTTCCCAAAATACAGGATTGTCTTTGTGCCAATTATAACTAGCACCAAATTCTTTACCTTTGTTTTCCCAAGTCATAGTTTCTTTTAATGACTCGTTTGTAATTTGTGGATATAATTTATTCCAATCTTTTACCCAGCCGGAACTATCATGTGGAGAACACATAACGCACCCCAACTGACATTTCGTCCCCATACGGATATCAATATACCGTAATTTACTATCAGTACTTCCATCTTCGTAAGTTTCCTTTACTAATTGTTCTACATCAATACCGTCTTTAATCCAGTAATCTGTTTCCCATTGTCTTTTTGATCTGTGTCCTGCATCTTCTTCTTTATAACATTTTAAACAACTAGCAGGCTTATCGCCTTTAAGCATCATTTGTCTGACACTTCTCATATAGCTATTATTCCACGAACTATTTAGATCGCTGTTATTTAAGTTTGCTGGTCTTCCATCTTCTGTTCTAACAATACCAACTCTGCCGCCATGTTCTTTGTCGTTGGTTGCTCCAACACTTGATGCGTTAGCCGTACAACATACACGCATACTGCCGTCTGGTCTTGTTGAAAGGTGAATCCAAGGTAGGATACAAAAAGTATCGCTTGGTAGTTTATTATCTGCCATGTTTATTCCTTATAATGTTATTTATCTGCATTAAAATTTGTATGTGTGATCAGCTGATCCGTTTCTTACTATTTCCCAAGTCTTGTCTGTTGCAGTTCCTGTTAATTGTAAGCATGGTCTTTTAGTCCAACTACCATTCCATGTTAGGTGAGGTAGTGTACTCCATTCCCATGTAAATATTGTACCAGCTTTCCATTGTGTGTATACTCTATTACCAAACTGAAATACCTGTCCAGGTTCCCAATCTTCTAATGTAATTAAAAATCTAATTTTATTCCCACTTGCTTTCTTAAATTCTGGATTGCCAATAACACGATCCATACGTGGGTTACCTGGTAAATTATCAATATGCCACATCAGCTGGTCATTAGGATATTGATCATTAAATTTACAAGTTAATTTTTCACTTGTATCAAATGCTAAAAAGTCTACTATTTTTGTGAATTGTGGAAACTCTCCTGGATACTTATCAAAGTTTATTTTTCTAAACATTGTAGCATCTGGTTTGCCATCTGGGTTTTCTTTATCTTCTTCAATATGATTATCGCTTTTCTTATTAGCGGCATGTTCATATCTTTGTTCATTGTAAGGTTGATTTTGCATAGTCTTGCTACGAGCCTTAACAATGTCTGAAACTGTATCTACATCTAAGATTCCTACAATCTTTACGTATTCGCCTTCTTCATCTTTTCTAAATTTGTCAAAGTGCCAAGGCGTTTTAAAGGGTGATGTCATTTACTTCTCCGGGATTGTAGCAGATGCTATATAAACATCTTTATGCTTATCAGTATTTATCCCATTGAAATGTTGTGCGGTGTCAAAGTCAAATCCTTCCCATTCGTTAAATAGATTAAGATCAAAGGTGTGGAAATTTAAATTCTTTCTAAGTGCAAAGTCTGTAATCTTAGAACTTTCTTGCCATAGTATTTCCCACATTCTATCGTAGTTTTTATAGCCTGGACGGTAATCTGGATAATGTGTTTCATCAAAGCACATAACTTCACTCCACCAAGCAAAACTTTTTTGTGGTTCTCTATAAACTAGTATGATTTTATCACCTGGAAAGTTATTCCATATAAAATCTAAGTTAAAATGCCTTGCAAAGAAATGACTTTTAATAATACGATAACCTTCTCCAGAAAATACATTGTTGATATCGTCTTGTAATTTATGTTTTGTTAAAAAGTTAAAGTCTACCCAGTCTTCGCCACAGCCCATACCAGGGCCCCAATAGCTACCACGATGCCCATTGTTAGGGTCATTTGGATCAAACGCTCTGTGGTATTGTGTTCTATCTGGTGTTTCATCTGAACGATCAGAAGGTAAGACAGAACGCAATTGTATATCAATTCCGCTCCATCTAGATCCTGGTATACCGCATAGCCAGATATTACTATTACTATTTGTCAAAATGTTGTCCTAAAAATCCTGTCACTCCACGTAGTACATCAGATTTAATTGCACTATAGTCAAGCTTCAAACTAATGTTAGACATTGAGTCAACCGTTAGTGCGGCAATGATATCATCTGCTGACTTATTTTTAATCATTAATAAATCATCTTTAGTCAACGTGATCCTTTCTCCAGTACCTAAATCAACCATAATCTCCTTTATGTATTCAGCCGGAATATGGTCCATTGATACTTGATCAAAGATCAGATCGAAGGACCTGTCTTTTCTCTCAATTGGCATTATAGCCCCTTACTTTACTCTGAAGCTATAGCTTCTTTTTTACTAGCTTTTTTTGGTCCTGGTTTTAAACCTGGAGCCATTTCGTATGCTTGCGACTTTAGGTTTTTCGCTTCTTGTTCAAACGTTTTAGCTTGAGCTAATAGATTCTTGGCCATAGTATCTGGGTCAAGTGTATCTGGTGTTGATGTTGGTGCTGATGCTTCAGTAATAACTGGTGCTTCAGCTGATGTAGTATCTTTACCTACCATTGGACGTTCGTCTGCTGGTGGTGCTACTACGTCTTTACCATCAGTTTGCTCTCTAACAAGTTTATTAATTTCTTCAAGACCTACTGCAACTTCGTTGTTAGGTGTTAGTACAACATTATTTGTAGGCTGTTTTTGTAGCTTACCTGTTGAATGAAGAGATTGTAGCATGTTAGTACCATCTGAAAGAACAGTACGTTCTGCATACTCGTAGAAGTTATGTGATGCTTGAGCACCTGGTGCTTCTACTGCATTAATGATATCATCATGCATCCAATCTGGAAGTGCATCCGTATCTACAACTAGACAATTGCTAGGATCGTCTGGTAGTTCTCTAAAGACAACTACACATTTTTTTCCTGTGTTGGATAGTTTTCCAACATGTTTAGTATTCATTGATGACATAAGTTTACTCCTTTGGAGACTCAGCTTTAGTTGCTGTCGCCTCTTTATTTTCTTCTGATTCTGGTGTATTAGCTTTGATAAAAGCAACTAGCTTTTCAAAACATGCACCAACTTGACCTGCTTCTGCCGCTTTAAAGGCTCCACGTTGTGTAGCGAGATCAATAATGTTAGCTGAAAGAACAATGTCTTGAATTGACAATGCAACTTCAGTATTTTTAGCTTCTTCTTTAGCCATGTTATATTCTCCTATTGAGTTATTAATTAACTACTATGTTTATTTATGCCGGCTCGTGTGCGGTATTACTTAATTTGCTTACATAAAGGTTTCGCTCAAATTGCTTAATATCTACTTCAAGCTCAAACCATAGTTGATAAATTTGCTTAGACTTATCTAAATGTCTAATATGATACAACCCGTTAACATCTGTCATCAGATCTTGCCATGCTATATCATTGTTATTAGTAACGACAATGATTCTATTTCTCATCATCTGTACTACTAATTCTGTGCCTTGCATTAATTGCAAGTCTGTCTCACTTAGGCTTCCGCCATTGTTTACAATTTTAATTTGATTTTTCATCTTATTTTTATGCCGCCTCATAATGTACTGTTACACCAAATGGTGCAGTAATTCTTCTTTCTTTGTCACCGTGTATACAAAATAATGTATCACAGTAATCTGCATTGCCCCATGAACCCCAAGGGTAACCATCTGTGAACATAACTAATTGATCTGGTTCAATATTGTATTGTTCCATGTAATTAAATACTACATCAAAGTCAGTTCCGCCACCACCTTTTAGTTCATAGTCTGCCATTGTTCTACCATCATCGCTGGTAAATTCTTCTACACCGTATACACCTGTATCAAATTGAAAGATGTGTACTTTGTAACTTTGGTATTGATCCATAATGCCTTGTACTTCACTTAAAAAGTCACGTAACATATCTTGACTAATACTACCTGATGTATCAAGTGCAACTGCAATATTCAACATCTCATCTTTGTTCATGCCTGGAAATAAAACATCACCACTTCGTTTACTTGGACGCATAAAAGTAAAATCATTTTTAATAGAACTTTCTAATTGTGTTCTTAGTACATCTCTCCAATCCATTTTAGGAGCAACAAGTTCATTAATCATTCGCTTAATAGCTTCTGGTACACCTTGTCCTGCACTCTGTGCCGCTTGTATTGTAGCTTGTTTAATTTCGTCTGCTAATTCTTTCTTTTCTGCTTCTGTCATAACTGGTGTAGATTTACCATCTTTATCTTCACCTGCTTCTGTACCTTCTTCTAAGTGTACATCCATGCCTTTAGCATCTTTACGATTTTCAAACAAATCGTCATAAATCTCATAACTGTTCCAACCTTGGTATTTCCAATCTAAGCATATCTTACCGCCACCTAGTTTATCTTCTGAAATTGGCTTACCAATGTTTTGTTCAACTAGTGTCATATTAATATTGTAATCAGCCGCCGCATTATACAATTGCGGTTCACGGTCTCCACGTGCTTGCATATGATCAAATACACAATGCAACACTTCATGTCCTACAAGAAAGTCTAACATATCATCTGATAAACTGTCTACAAACTCTCTATTAAACATAAACTTACGACCGCATGTAGCGGCAGTAGGTATCCATGAACTAGCATCTTCTATTTTTAAACGAACAGCCAGTTGTCCAAAGAAAGGCTTAGTTAATAGCAACCTAACCCTAGACTGTGTAATTCTTTCTTCCGCAGTTTTTATCATTATACCGTCCTTATTTCTAACTATATTACTATAATACTATAAAACACTATAACTGTCAACCTGTAAACGACAGTCTAAAAAGCATAGCTTCTTCAGCATTTTTAAAGTGAACACTATGACTATCGTCTGGATTTGCATATTTTTGTATTTCAAAATCTTGGTGGAAACAGTGTGTTCTACACCATTTCTGGGCTTTTGAATACTGTCCTCTAATAGTAACTGTCTCACAATTTGGTGCCCATTTACGTTTGTATTCATGTAACATTTGTGGTGTAAAATCTTTAAAGTCTAATCCGTATAAACGAATGTTAGTACGTTCTCGGGGTGAATAAAGGGAGAGGTCTACTGTCTCTCCCTCTTTTAATTTAGGCGTCAAGTACGAGTCTACCATAACGACCAAAGTATTCATCAAAACGTTCAATTTCTTTTTGCTTAGGTACCAACTTGTACTGTTGCATTGCAATACGTGATGCCATTACAACCATCTCAGTTTCCATGTTATCCATCATGAACCCAATAAAGTTACTAAAGCTCTTGTGGTACTTTTTCATTTCTTTAGAATCAGCACCTGCTTTTTCACCAGCAATATGTCTATCACGTAGTTCATAACATAATGATGTAGCTAGTGCATACATAGCTGATACTTCAGTATTAGCAACTTTTTTAACTTTAGCATCTAGTACATCTTCTGGAACAGGAAGGTCGCCTGCAATCTTACGGTGTGCCATAAACTTAACTGCAATACCTTCACCAACACAACCTGCAACCATATCAGTCTGCAAGCTATCTGACAAGTCTTCTTCATCTTCAAGTAGTTCTGAAGTAAATGTCCAAGCCCTTGGTGTAGCAAATCCACGTGAACTTGATTGTGGATCAAAGTTATAAAGATCGCCTTTAGCAAATGACAAGTAACCAACTACATCTGGGTTAACTTGTTTTTCAACAGCCCAATTTAACCAATCTTGGAAATCAACACGTAGTTCAAAATGAACAAACCTGTTCTCAAGTGGCTTAGGCATTCTGTATGTAACACCTTTATCTGTCTCACGATTACCTGCGGCAATCATTACAACGTTATCTGGTAGTACATATTGTCCAATACGTCTGTTAAGAATTAACTGGTAACCTGCGGCTTGTACACTTGGTGCCGCTGAGTTCATCTCGTCTAGGAATACGATAACTGTATCGTATTGTGCGGCAACTTCTGCACTAGGCAAATCTGCTGGTGGTAACCATTGCATAACACCTGTTTCCATATTTGGTACAGGGTAGCCACGTAAATCAGTTGGCTCAAATAATGCAAGACGCATATCAATTACAAGGGTCTTACCCAATGCACCTGAATCGCCAATACCTTGTACTAGCTCTGACTTACCAATTCCTGGAGGACCCCATAAAAACACAGGACGCTTCTTTTTAAAAGCTCGTGTAATGAGAGTCGTTGCTTCACTAATTTTTACAGTTCTTGCTTCTGATATCGCAGTTTGCATATTTTCGTTTCCTTCTTCTAGTGGTAAAATTTGTTTCTTTTTTGGCATATAATACTATAGTAATACGTCTTACTTAGTTTGTCAACCCCTATTTGTTATTTGTAATGAACAAAAGATATCCGCCAATACCCATTGACGTTAAACCCATAATCATTACTGTTAGCATTTCGCTTATTGAATTTGCAGTTTCAACACAAGCACCATCACAATCATTTGCAGATCCAGCCATAGCCATTAATCCTACTGCTATTAGTAATCCGCCTATTGTATTTAAAAGTGTATTCATTTTTATAACTCCTTTTTTATTAACTATACTTACAGTATACAGTAAGACGTCTTACCTGTCAACCAGATAAGTTAAAAAAAGTCATAAAAAAACCCTTATAAAACAAGGGTTTTTAAATTAATTTAATTTTTTTTGATACAATTTGGGTTAAAACCTATCAAATCGTCAATTCCATCTACAGTATGCCACTTTCTTTTTGACAAATATAGAGGATCTTCTAGCATTACTACATCTGTTACTTCTAACATTAATGTATCAATAGCTATAGCCATTTGGTGTGTATGTGGAATAGCTTTATTTTTATCTTTGATTGCGTTTCTAGTTTTTCCAGTAAATGTTTTTGCACGTGATCTGAACTTAACTTTATCAGTAATTGCTAAGTTTACTAAGTTAGAAGATTTAACTAACTTTTGTTGTAGTTTGTCTGATATTGTTATACCCCATAAATCAGCAATATATACATATCCAAGAATAATATTTAATCCATAAGAATGATACCATTGTGATCTGTATCCTCTAAATGAATTATTGTCAATGTATCCATCATCAAATATTCTTTTATCAAATACTTTTAGTCTGTATTTGATTTCCTTTAGTGCAAGTTTCTTATCATTTGTCCAAGATGCATATATTAATGTTGATAGTCCACCATTTGCCATTTGATATATTCCTGGTCCACGTGGTTTCATTTCAAATGGTTTGAAAAACTTATCATACATTTTTTTAATGTACCTATCAACAATCTTGTGTTGTTCTTTTGATAATTCATCTTTTAACCATATAGCACTTATCATATAGTTAGAAAATACACCAGCGGCAAACTCATATTCATGAAACCAACATGGTGCAGATGGATCACTGTTTTGCCAGCACTTAGGCTTACTTCTTAATTCAACAGGTCCTATACTATTATATAGTGTATTGGCTTCTGCTATCTCTACTAGTAATTCTGTAGCAATTTTAATTTCCATTTGATCATCATCAGAAATTGCATGATGTGTTGCAGTCAGCATTTTCTTAATAGGTACAGTAATGACAGCATGATTGACAGTTAGTGAAGTGCCAGTTTCTGTATGATACTTTGACCAATCATATCCTATTAATCCTTTTACTGTTTTAATTGTTGACATGTTCCTAAATGTATCATCTTTATTTAATGCAGAACAAGTATTAAGTTCTGTAGTATAAAATTTACCAGGAAACTTTATCTCATTTGCATTTGACATATCTGCATATGCTAATACAAGAAATACGACTGTTAATAAACGCATCATTATTGACTCTGTAATTGTTGTGTGATTGAAGAAACTACTACGTTTTCTGATCCATTTCCATAATACATTCCATTGTATGGTACAGGATTAGCTGAGTTGATTATAATTGCATGCTTTTTGTAATGCTTTACTTCTACATATTTTTCAGGTTGATATCTAGCCATATAACGTGCATGTGTAGCATTCCATTGCTTATACCCACCTGA